CTATTCATCTTTTATGATGCTAATGCGCCGGTTTACAGCCGGTTTACAGTTTTTGTTCGTTTGACGTTCTTTTTCGACCCTATGGATGATAGCTCTTAGGACAGTTTCTTTGTCGATGTAAAGCTTAATTATCTTTTCCACATCCGCTTTTTTCCATCCGACGATATCGGCAATTTCATCGTCTTCCAGGCCGGCCAATTTGAAATGCGTGACGGCTGTGCCGCGCATGTCATGCATGGTCTTTTCTATGCCGTGTTTGCTCGCCTGTTTTCGGAAGCTGGCTGATAGCCCCATCCCTGTCCATGGTTTGCCGCGGCTGTTGCAGAGCAGGGTGGTGCTCTTGATCTTCTGCCTGCCCTTGTGGTCGGCTATGTCATTAAGGAGCGTGCGCAGCTCGCCGATGATCGGGACAATGATGGTTAGGCGGCGGCCGCTCTTGTGGGTGCGCCATTCCAGGTGGCTGTCTTTATCGGCGTTGGCGGGGATCGTGACAAGATCCTCACGGCGCAGCCCTGTCATGGTCGCCAGATCGATGACCCATTTTAGATGGTTCGGCGCGTCTGATTTGAATGCCTCGATGTCTTCCTTCTCCCAGATAATATAGGAGCGGTCGGACTTGTGCAGGCGCTTGATCTTACTGATGACATGCTGGGTTATTTCGCCTTCATCTATTGCAAAGTTGAGAATGTAGATCAAAGAGCCGAGCATCTTGTCGGCCTGTCGGGGCGTGGCGCGCCAATTGTTACGCCAGTCCTTTACATCCTTGCGCATCGCCTTATCCTCGAAGGCGGCAATTTCATCCTCTCCGAATTCCTCCAAAATGTGGGGGAAGGCTTCTTCGTAATAGGCGCGGGTTGCCCTAGCTAGCTTTTGGAATTCTGGTGTTATGCGTACGCGGCGGATCAAGTGAGCGATGGTATCACTTTCTGCGATCGGGTTGACAAACCAGTCTGCCCGCTTGTCATGGTAGGCGGCAATAAAAGCTTTTGATACTGGCTCTGGCTCTGGCGCGTGGTCGCGCGTCCAAAAGACAGGAGCGCCCTTTTCTCGTGATACTTTATAGTAGTATCGCACCAAGCCGCCACTTAGCGTTTTCTTGTAACGGTGGATGCCGGTGAGATCAGCCTTGACCATGTTTACGTTTCCTGCGGCGCTCATACGCGCTTTGTGACTGATCTTCAGTAGAGTCTAGATTGCTCAGTTTATCAAGTGCGAGGTCTATTGCGCGTCTGTCATAGCGGCGGTGGCCAGTGATCGGCGGTGGCAATAGTCCATCCCTGATCCAAGCATCAAAGGTGACCGGACTGATGCCGCAATAAGCAGCGGCGGTTTGTTTTGTGAGCAGGCGCGGCGTCATGATGGCCTCCTACAGTCCTGCATAGTCCGGATCATAATCATCGGGGCCGGGCGGCATGTCGCCATAGGCGCCGGGTTCGGCTGATGGCGGGCCGCCATTGCCGGATTTGTCGAGCAAGGTCAGTTTGCAGCTAAAGCCCTGCAAGACGATCTCGGTGATGTAGCGATCGATGCCATTGTTGTCAGTCCACTTTCGGGTCATCAGTTGCCCCTCGAGATAGACCTTCGAGCCTTTCTTGCAGAAGCGTTCAACCACGCTGGCGATGCCATCGGAGAAGATCACCACCCGGTGCCATTCGGTGCGCTCACGTTTCTCGCCTGTCTGCTTGTCCTTCCAACTTTCGCTGGTCGCAACGGACAGATTGGCGATCTTGCGGCCCTCTTGGGTGGTGCGGATGTCCGGGTTTGCGCCCAAGTTGCCCACGAGAATGACCTTGTTGACGGATCCTGCCATAACTCTCTCCTATCCGACTTCGCGCAAAACCATGATGCGCGGGATTCTTTGTTCGACCTGGTCGGCCCATTCGGCGGCGGCGGCTTCGGGCGTGCGAGGGTGAAGCTGACCTTTGCGAGGGATGCCGCGATTGTGCTTGAGGTCGCGCATCTCGGTTTTGATCAAGGTGTCTTCCAGATCCCATAAGTGCTGCTTGATCGCTTCGGACATGACGGCGTCAAGCTCCGCTGCCTGACGGATGCCAAGCAAGAGGGAATTGTGAACGACGGGCGGGAAGGGCGCGCGCAAGACCTTGGTTTGTGCCTCGCCATGGGGATCGGTGGTCGGATCGTTGGTGACCAGCAGGACCGGGCCTTCGGCTATGGCCATGTGCGCATGGAGCAACAGGGCTTCGAGCCGCAGCGCCTTGGGGGCCTTTGCGGCGAGGTCGAGCAGGTGATCGGCGTAGGAATAGGCCGGATGCATCATGCCATACATCCAAGCCCGCGCTGCCAGATGGCGGCCGAGCGTGCGAAAGTCGATCGCGGACAGGTCATAGCCAAGGGGCCAGCTTTCGCCTGTGGCGAGCGTGATGATCGGGTTCATGGCGCGGGCTCCTTCTGGACTGGCCCAGAATGCGGGCCGGAGTGCGGGTTGGGGTGGCCGTGTGGCGCGTTTTGAGCGGTCGGTCGGCCTGGCTCGCTCAGCGTGCTACACAGCATCCACGCAAGCTGCGGGGCGTCATCCCGATTGAGATATTCAATCCGCGCCTTTGGTGCGCCGCCTTCAGCGACCGACAGGGCGACCACCGTGCCGGCCTTTCTGAGGCGATTGCTATAAACGCGCTCGCCAAGTGATACCGGAAATGTGACTGTCTGGGTTGTCATGATGCGCTCCTCCCGCTGGTTGCTGGGGCGGCAATGCCGCCCACAGATCACTTGCTCTCTGGCCGACCAAAGAAGAGCGGCAAGGCGGTTTGCTGAGCTGCGACTTCGCAGGCCTCGGCAAAGGCGTGCTTGACATAGCGGTCGAGCTGGTATGGCTCGATCAGCCACGCGAGCGATCCGCCTTTTTTGCGATAGCGGAGTCGGACGGGGATGCGATAGGGCTCGCCCCCTTCAAAGATCGGGATGGCGATCAGGAACATATTAGGCACTGACAGCTTGTTGCCTTCGGCGTCCTCGTGTTCGGTTTCAAAACCGATGGCTTGCTCGCCCGTGTTCCGGTCGATGATCACCTTGGCCTTGGTGTCCTCGTTGATCTGCAGGCCCTTGCTGAGTTCCATAAGCTTCTGCGGCCCGCACGGATTGCCATCGAGCTTGTGCATTAGCTCGGCGAGCCGTTTGTCGGACTCTGTTTCCGGCTTTTCGTCTTTGTTGGCCAGGAAGCCGGGGAGGGGTAGGACATCGAGAATGTTGTCTTCGAGGAACAGGGCAAATTCGAGAAGTTCAAGAGGGTTTGCCGCGATGACGCTCCAAGCCTTGATTTCGTCAGACAGAGGGAAGCGGTGTGTGACACGATGTTGGCAATGTTGCGGATAGACGCTGTCTGCCGCACGAACCACATCTGGCTCATCGAGGAGGTTGACGCGGTCGTGATAGTCGATCACCGCCGAGATTTTCAAAATCTCGTTGTTGTCGGTGCGCTCGCCGAACAGGGCACTTTCTTCATTCTTGAAGCGGTTGACATAGTCGATCAAGCTATCGAGATGGTCCATGCTGGCGGTCGTTTTGATCGCTCGGGGGTGCTCGTCAAACCTTTCCAGCTCATCGTTGAGTTGGACACAGTCTGTTCCGCCCTGCTTATTGCGCGTGAACAAATAAGTGAGCTGTTCATTGCTTCCTTTGTGAGGGATTTGCAAAATTTCCGGGGCGTGATTTTGGCCAGCCAGCTCGGAGATGCGGTCGATTGCTTCTTTGGTGAGATCGCTCATGATGTCGCCTGTTCGATAAGGGGTTGAATTAGATGGTCTTCACGTCGCTGGAATCGGGCACCTCTTTTGGTTTGCCGCGGAACATGTCCATCTGTTTGGGATTGAGAGGGGTCAGCCCCTTCTCGGTGACATAAAGCATCGACGTGCCACGCGGGGCCTTGGGCAGTGACTTGTCGAGCGATGGCCGGACCGACAGGGTGCCCTTTTCCATCTTCAGCTTGAACTTGATGGTCAGCGTGGCCGATGGCTCGCCGCCGTGATCGAGCATGTAGTCGGTCAGTTTTTCGCGGATTTCGGTCAAGGTGTCCGAGCAGTCTTGATGGAATTGTCCATCCTCAAGGCTCTGCATGAATTGGCCGAATTGGCGCAGGATCGGTGGTTCGTTGGTCATGATGCCTGCTCCTCTTTCTTTGGATATTTTTCACCACAGAACGGGCAATAGCTCGGAAACACTGAAATTGCCTTTGGCTTGCCGCGGACAATTTCAATGCGTTTGGTTTCGAGCATCAGGCCCGGATTTGGGTTTTCTCTGAAAAAAAATGCTTGTGAGAGAACTGTGTTTCTCTCGGCAAGTTGTTCATTCACTGTTTCAATGCAATTGCACATAGCTGCCTCTGCGCGGGTTGGGGTTGTAAGCTGACGTCGGCGGCGATGGCCGCCGACGTCAGGATCCAAAAATCAAAAGTAGGGAAAGGGTGATGGCGGCGGTGCTGGCGGCGATGGCGACAGTCTCGGCGATGTAGCGCAGGACTTGCGAGACCGGTTGGGAGGCCTTGTCGCGCATCTGCTCGATCGCGATGCGCTGGCGGTGCGGCCAGTCCGGTCTGGCAGGGAGGTAAAGTGCGGTCATGGGTGGCTCCTGCTACAAAAGTGAAAACTGCTGGCTAGAGGCGGGGGCAAAGTCAAAGGCTTGCTGCCCCAATTTGGGGCGCGTCACGATAACTTTGTCTTTGCTGCGAAGTTCGCTCTGGTAGAGTTCCCAAGCGTCTTGCAGCGCACCTTTGTTTGAAAGGTGGATGGTCCAGAAGGTTTCTTTATGCTTGTCGGAATATTTGTGCCGACTGCCGTCGGGTTGTTCTTCTGCGAAATTTACGCATTCCAGCCGCATAAACTGGTCTTTGGTGCCAGCGTGGTCGTCCATAAAGGCGCGCCGTTCACTGCCCAGTTTTCCAAAGCGGCAAGCCAGTCCGCGAGACCGGCAATAGGCCTGAAAGTTCATGTCCGAACTATCGAAGTCATACTCATGGATCTGCGTGCGGACATCAAAGTCTTGGCAAAGCGCTTTTGGATGTGGGCGTTTCCACCCGGTCTGTTCGGTGATGGTTCTTGCTTGTCGGGGCATGGCTGGGTGGTTAAGAGTGGTCATGGGTAAAGCCTCAAATTGCAAAAATGCAATAGCATAATTGCGCAAAAAAGCTATTTTGAAAAGTGCAAAAATGCAAACAATGGTTAAGTTTGTTGTAAACTGTTGTTTTGACGTTCAATTTTTTGTTTGAAATTCTACCCACGGTGGTCTTGACTGGTATGAGCACTCAGCTGTGGCGTGCGGGTGGCTCAAGAACTTGTGGAGGATTAACGTGAAAAAACTGATTAGCCTTGCGGCTATCGCGCTTGTGCTTTCGGTCGTGGGCAATGCGTCTGCGCAAGGATTACCCCGCTATGACCCTAAAGGGCACTGCAAAGAGGTTGCGTCGTTCGGTGGGGAGTATTCAGCGATGTTGGATAAATCATGCCTGAAGATCGAGCAGAGCGCCTATAATGGTTTGAAGGCCGGATGGGAGGACTACCCGCAATCTGCCAAACGGCATTGCAATCAAGTGGCGACTTTTGGAGGTAGGGGGTCGTATCAGTTGTTGCAGTCTTGCATTGATATGGAAATAGAGGCGGCAAAAAGTACGCCAGATTTTGAGTTTTAGGTTTATTAATCGCCGCAATGGCGGATAATTTGGGAGGTTGCCGTGACGACAATAATCAGAAAAGAAGTGAGAAAGAGGGGTTTTTTCGGTTGGGTATTTTTGACCCTTTTCATTGTGTTTAATTTGATCATGCTGCTGTGGCTTGTCGCAGGGGCGGATGCTTTGAGCGAGTTGAAACCGGTAGGGGCGGCAGAGGAGGCAGGCCATGCTATCGGTTCAGCGGTAGGGATCGGCATGGTGCTGATTCTATGGGCCATTGGATCAGTGATAACGGGAGTCCTGGCGCTGGTGTCTCGGGGAAGAAAAACGATTGTTGAAGAGACGGTGCAATAATCATTTTTGTTCAAAGATGAAACGACAAAGCCCGCGTGAGCGGGCTTTTATGGTTGTTATCTCTAGTGGATGTGCTCTTCGTGTCTAATATCCTAGAAGCTCATTCATTGTTAGCACTTTCCAGACGTTGACGGCATATTTGTCGGTTTTCTCAGGAGCGGGGCCATCGGGGATAATATATTCGATGGTGGCCTCCGGGTTGTGTTGTTTGCAGATGATCCGATTGCCGTCCCGGCGCTGAAATATCTTGATAAAGGCTTCTTTTTCTTTCGTGGCCGGATTGTAGGTCTCGATGATCACGCTGTCTCCTGGTGCTGCGGGCCGGTCAGGATGAACAAAGCGCAATTCGCCGGGGTTGTGCTGGGGCACCATAGAGTCGCCTCGCACATAGATGGCAAAGGCATTCTTTGCGGTCATCAAGCTGGGCGGGCGGCGCACGAACTCAACTGTTTCCGAGGTGATTTGCATCGCACCGATCAGGCCACCCATGGCCGTGCCGCGCACCTCGATATCCATGGGCCCTGAATGAAAGCTCTCAAGTGGGCGGGGCGGAATGCTGGCCGCATAGGCGACTTCTTGCTCTGGGCCTGCGATATCCGGCATCTTGCTGCCCGGCACCAAGGGCAAATACTCCTCCTGATAAAGGGTAATCTGCTCAGGTGAGGCTTTGCCGGACTGGATATGAGTGCGCATGGCCTCCTCAAGCTTCTCCATTGTGCTCTGCTTGATTTCGGAATCGGCCGACCCGGCCAGGTAGCGGGAAAAGGTGCTTGCCGCAACTCCGGCAAAGGGTCCGAGAGGGGACGCCTTCAAGCCGGTTATTCTCATCGCCAATTCGAGTTTTCTTCTAGTCAGGTTGCTCATGGCGTCTTGCCTTTGTGACCTTACTTTATTGCTGTCGATTGCGATTATGCACAAAAAAGCCTTTTTGCATTCTTGCAATATTGCAATTAATGTGCGCAAATGCTCTTTATGGAAATTGCAATGCAAATTTCGGAGAGCAAAATGTGCGACAGTGGGCACCCTCTACAGGTCTTTATGGACTTGAAAAAGTGGAAGCAGATCGAAGCTGCAGATGCACTCGGTTGCGCCGCCTCAACAATCTCGCGGATACTCAAAGACGACAGATGGCCTCCAGCGGAGATGATTAACGCTGTTGAACATTTGAGCTGCGGGGCAATCACGTTCCAGTCGTTTCAGGCATATTTCCGCAATCAGGAGGCCGGTGATGCTGCCTGACCCGCGCCTCATGCTCCCGTGCGAGCATCTCACCGATTTCGCGCGCCTTCGCTCTGACCTCAGTCGGATTCTCGGGGAGGGCAGTCTTGCCCGCTTTCGTCATTTGCTGCGCATGGACGCTCTTGTTGCCCGCTGTGGGCGCTTTCGCCATTTGCTGCGCAATTGGCTTTCGCACAATGAGCGGCGGGGCTTCGCCCCTTGCTCGTACTGGCCGTCGACGTCGGCGCTTTCGCGCCTTGTCTTTTGTCATCTTTCTCGCCTCCTGATTTCTGGATTGCTTTCCTGCCGGGCAGTCTCTCAAGACTGCCCACTGCCTGTCACCGAGAAAGACGGGAGAAATTTCTCATGACCGAGGCCCGCCAATATGCCGCCGACTTTTACCTGCGCCTGCGGCATCGGTGCCGCGCCTTGATCAAGACATGCGGCGGCATCGAATGCGCCGCCGACCTTTCGCGGGTCAGCCAAGCCCACATCGGGCGCTATGGCGCGCCGGACGGGCGCGACTGGATGCCCGCTGATGTGATCGCCGATCTGGAAAAGGACATCGGCGAGCCGGTGGTCAGCCGGGCGCTGGTGCAGGCGCTGGGCTTCGAGGTGGTCAAGCTGCCCGACGGGCGCTGGGACGGCGACATCAACCAGCAGCTGGCTGCGATGTTCAAGGAAGTGGGCGAAGTCACGCACCACATTGGCGAATGTCTGGCCGATGACGGTGAGATTACGCCAGACGAATGCCGCGCGCACCGCCTGCGCAAGGAGATCGACGACGCGCTGCAGGTGCTGGTTGGCATGAAACAGCGGGTCAAACAAATCGAGGAGGGCGCGTGATGGACAAGGAACGAATCAGGCAGCGGCATTTCCGGCACGGCAACAGCCTCAAGCGCATTGCGGCGGATTATCACCTTGCGGCTGCTGATATAGCGGCAATCTGCGGCTATGGCCCCAAGCCTCGTCCGATGCTGCCGGATTGGTTTGTTTGTTTGGAGGAAAACATTCAGGCCTTGATCACGTGGGCTTGCGATGCGGAAGGCGTCGATGTCAATGGCTTTCACAGATCGAAAGAGGCGCGACCGGCGCGCGGTGCAGTGGCATGGCACCTGGCCAACCGCTGGGGCATGACGGGCGGCGCAATCGCCGCGATCATTCAGGCGACCGCGCCGAATGCTCTGGTCATGATCAGCAGCTATGGCGGCGCGCGGGACTGTCCCATTGATCCGCCCTTGCCGGAGCTTCCCTCTGCCTATCTCACCTGTCTCTGCGCGCTGGCGCATGACGAGGAGGAAACACCGCTGGCGATCTATCATGGTGAGCGGTCGCACCACAAGCATCTGTTTCGGTTGTTCCTCGGGCGGTTGGTGCACGAGGAAGGTTTTTCGCAGGCTGATGTGGTCGAGGCCCTGGGCGTCGACAAAAAGACCGTCCGCCGCGCGGCGCAGGCGCATCTCCAGCGACAGAAGCGCGTGTCAGGCCGGCACATCGTTCAGGAGGCACACCATGCGGCGTAACAGACAAGGCTGCATGGCGGCCGAAGTCGTCGCTAGCGCAAGCCAATTGCGGAGCAAATGGCGAGAGCGTCAACGAATTTTGCTTGTGATGGAGGCCGTTCAATGAAGCGTCACCACAATTTTTCCACGTCATTCAAGCCACCCATTTCGGTCTCGCCGCTGCGCGATCCTGCCTCCGGGCAAGTCCATTTTCGCGTGTGCGGTCCGTTCCAAATCCCCGATCCGCGCTTTAGCACGGTCTCGCCGAGCGAGCTGATCGAGCTGCATGAAAAAATCGGAGCCGCTGTTGAGGCTCTGCAGCGCGGCGAGGGGGCAGAGTGATGCTTGATCTATTCCAGACCGAGTCCGGCCCCGGCCTTCCACCAATTGGCTTCATCGATTCCTTTGCCGGTGGTGGCGGGGCGTCAACAGGCATTGAGCTGGCAACAGGCAAGTCGCCTGAGATAGCCATCAACCATTGCCCGCTGGCGCTGGCCATGCATGCGGCCAATCACCCGGACACGCTGCATTTGCCCTCTGACGTGTGGGCGCTGGATATTCGATCCTACACGCAAGGCCGCCCGGTGAATGACCTCTGGGCCAGCCCGGATTGCACCCATTTCAGCCGTGCGCGCGGCGGCAAACCGACCAGCAAGCGCGTGCGCGGTCTGGCATGGGTGATCGTGGAATTTTGCCAGAAGCTCGGGCGCAGCCGCCCCAAACGCATCTTCATGGAAAATGTTGAGGAATTCCTCACGTGGGAAGATTTCGACTTCTGGAAGTCCGCGCTTGAGAAGCTGGGCTATAAGCTGGAATGGAAGGTTCTGCGCGCCTGCGACTATGGCACACCGACCATCCGTAAGCGGCTGTTTATCGTCATGCGCCGCGATGGCAAAAAGATCCGCTGGCCTGCGCCCAGCCACGGCGCGCCTGATAGCGCTGATGTGATCGCCGGTAAACTGAAGCCATGGCGCACTGCGGGCAATGATGTGATCGACTGGTCGCAGCCCTGCCATTCGATTTTTCTCAGCAAGGAAGAGGGCCGAAAGCTCGGCATCAAGCGTCCGCTGGCCGAGAACACGCTGAAGCGGATTGCTGCCGGCATCCAGCGCTATGTGATCGATGCAAAAGCGCCGTTCATTCTGACACTGACCCATGGCGGCAGGCACGAACCGATCAACCGGCCCATCAGCACAGTGACCGGAGCGCACCGTGGCGAGAAGGCGCTCGTCGTTCCACATCTGATGACCATGCGAAACTCAGGCAAGCCTCACACCGCGGCCTATGAGCCGATGCATACGGTGGTGGCCGATGGCGCGCAGCATAATCTCGGCGTCATCGGTCGGCCTGCCGATCAGCCTGTCGCGACGATCACCACGCGCGGCACGCAGACACAATTGGTCTGCTCGCACCTCATGTCCATGCATGGCTCAACTCGCCGCATGAGTAGCCTTTACCGGCCTGTTTCGACCATCACGGCAGGCGGCGGCCACGCTGCCGAGGTGCGGGCCTTCCTGATCAAATATTACGGAGCTGGTGTCGGTCAATCGGCCAACGAGCCACTGCACACCATCACCACTAATGATCGCTTTGGCCTCGTCACCGTCGAGATCGGCGGCGAGCCCTATGTGATCGCCGATATCGGCATGCGGATGCTTACCCCGCGCGAGCTCTATCGCGCGCAAGGCTTCCCTGATGATTACAAGATCGATGTCGATCACAACGGCAAGCGCTTGAGCAAAACAACCCAGATCGAGAAATGCGGTAACAGCGTCTGCCCGCCAGTGGCCGAGGCGCTGGTGCGGGCCAACCGGGGCGAGATCCCGGTACAAGGGGAGTGTGCGGCATGACAGACAAGACCGCGAAGCGGGCGCCGTCGAAGCAAGCGCCAATCAATTGTGCAGCAAATGACGAGAGCGATGTCCTTTCCACGAAAAACACGGCGCGCGGATTCGTGCTCTCTGGCTTCGTAGACAAATATGGCCAAAGTTGCAGCCTGCAGGAGAGCTCGTGCGCTGAAGAGCCGTGCGTGTGGTTTGGCGTTGATAACCCGGCGCAGGTTGCGGCTCCTGATGGTCAAGTCGTCATCCTCAGTCGCATGCATCTGACACAAGATCAGGTCAAAGCGCTGTTGCCTCATCTGCAGCACTTTGCAGAGACTGGCGCTCTACCAGAGCTTGGCGGTGCAGCATGACCCTCCACCTCGCCGATGCGCGCGACATCACCGTCCGCGATGCTGATTTGATTGTCTCGGACGTGCCCTACAAGCTGACGCAGGGCGGGCGCTCGCCGCATCCAGATGCGCCGCGTGGCGGATGGCTCAAGGAGTATGACAACAAGGGTCAGCCGGTTGTCTGCGATATCAGCTGGGATGAGATTATGGATCTCTGTTTCCAGTCCCTCGCTCCGCGCGCTCATGCCTATGTGTTTTGCAACGATAAGAACCTATGCGATGCGCTGAACGCGGCCAGCCGCGCGGGCTTCCGGTTCCACAATCTACTGATCTGGAACAAGCGTTCGGCAATGCCGAACCGTTGGTACATGAAACCGGCTGAGTTCGTTCTGTTTCTCGGCAAGGGGAAGGCTTTCACCATCAACCAGCCCGGCTCTATGGCGCTGGTTGAAATGCCGTGGCCAGACGAGACGAACCATCCAACCGAAAAGCCTTGGCCGCTGCTGCAGCGCTATATCCGCAACTCCTGCGAAGAGGGCGCGGTGGTGTTCGATCCGTTCATGGGATCGGGCAGCACAGGTGTCGCCGCCGCCAAGCTCGGCCGCCAGTTCATCGGCATCGAGATCGAGCAAAAGTGGTTCGACGTGGCGGAAGCGCGCATCGCCAAAGCTCAAAGAGAATTTCAGACATTGGGGGGGCAGGCGTCCTTCATCGGTGCCAGCAAGGCCGCCGATGAGCAACTTTATCTGGAAGGTCTGCAAGACAGCTAGGGCCCGACGCCTATCGACAGTGCCAACTGGTCGTCATGACGACCAGTGAGAGCGACAAAAGGGAGCAAGACGCATGACTGATCAACTTGAGAAATCTAAAAATACAAGAAAAGGCGATTGGATGCAGACCGCATCCGGGCGCGTGTTTTGGCCGATCGATCCAAGGCCGGAAGATGTCTGCATCGAGGATATCGCCCACGCGCTTTCGAACATGTGCCGTTTCTGCGGGCACTGCCTAACATTCTATTCCGTCGCCCAGCACAGCGTCTTGGTTTCGCGGCAGCTACCCGATCACCTCAAGCTCTGGGGTCTCTTGCATGACGCCTCAGAGGCTTATGTGGTCGACGTCCCGCGCCCGCTGAAGCCGTTCCTTGGAGGTTACAAGGCGGCCGAGAACCAAGTGATGACGAGCATCACTCAGGCGTTCGGCCTCGATACGGAAGAGATGCCGGCAGAAGTGAAGCGCGTTGACAACGCTATTCTTGCTGACGAGATGGCGCAACTTATGGCTTCTCCCCCGATGCCATGGACACTGCCAGAACCACCGCTTGGAATCATGATTGAACCATGGCCACCAGCGCGCGCGGGTCTTGAATTTATGAAAGCGTTTCAGAGCTATTGGGGCGGTGCGTGATGGCTGAGAATTCCAAAATCGAATGGACCGAGGCGACGTGGAATCCGATTGCGGGTTGTTCGGTTGCATCACCGGGCTGCAAGAATTGTTATGCGATGACATCGGTCGCGCCGCGCCTGGCGGCCAATCCGAAAACGCCACATTATCACGGCACGGTCGAGAAGACCGCCAAGGGCAAATATGTCTGGACGGGCAAGATCGGGGTGGCTGGCGAAGACAAGCTCATGCAGCCCCTGCGCTGGAAAAAGCCGCGCATGATCTTCGTCAACTCCACATCGGATCTGTTCCATCCCAACGTGCCCGAGAATGTGATTGATCGGATTTTCGCTGTGATGGCCCTGTGCCCCCAGCATACGTTTCAGGTTCTTACCAAACACCCGGAACGGATGCGGGATTATAGCCTTCGGAAAAATCCAAACGGGCACCATCCAGCGATGGATTATGCGGCTCTGATGGCTGCAACGGGGAGCTGGAATACACCCGCCGTTGATCTTTTCTGCTGGCCTCTTCCCAACGTCTGGCTTGGGGTGTCGATCGAGGATCAGCCGAGGGCAGACGAAAGAATACCTCATTTGCTCGGAACACCAGCTGCCAAGCGGTTTGTTTCGTGTGAGCCTCTGCTGGGGCCGGTGGATCTCAGCGAATTGACGCGCCTTGATGGCACTCATGTCTATAGCTGTTTACCTCCTGTGGACGTCAATCAACAAGATGACGAATGGAACGGCGCAACCGTCGATTGGGTCATCTGCGGCGGTGAGAGCGGCGCAGGCGCCCGCCCGATGCATCCCGATTGGGCGCGGTCCATTCGGGATCAGTGCGTTGCGGCTGACGTCCCATTTTTCATGAAGCAAATGGGTGGAAAGCGAAAACCCTTTGAACCAATACCTGATGATCTAATGATTAGGGAGTTTCCTAATGCCCCGCGGTAAGCACAAAAACCATACAAAGGCGTCGAAACAGCATCGCTGGAAACCGGGAAGCCGTGTCGGTTCAACAGGTCATGTAAAGGTGCGTGTTGGAAAATGTCACCCTTTGGCGGATCCGAACGGATGGGCTTACGAGCATATAGTTGTATGGGTATCCGCTGGGAATGAACGACCAGCCAAGGGTGAGGTTCTGCACCACATCAACGAAGACAAAACTGACAATCGGCTGGAGAACCTTCAACTGATGACCCGCGCCGAGCACAACCGGATACACAATATTGAAAAAGGTCGCTGTCCTAAAACGGGCCGGGTCGTCGGCAAAAAACGCGCCGGTCACCTGCTCGATGGGCAGGAATGGCGGCAAAAGCCAGACAAGTCCGCAACGCGGCCGCCGCCAGCGCAAGTACAAGCAAGGGGCGAAGCCCCGCCGCTCAATGAGCGAAAGCCAATTGGGCAGCAAATGGCGAAAGCGGGCACAGCGGGCAACGAGAGCGAGGTGCAGTCATGAAGCCGATCTCTCCTGAAGTGAAAAAAGAATACGAAGCACAGGCGCAAGCCTATTTCACGGCCATGCGTGACGCTCTCTATGCCGCCACGGATACGTTCGAAACTCCAATTTCAAACGCTGCGATGACCGCGCTCGTTGCTCTGATGGCTGAAAGACTCGCTGCCGTTCCTGATGGTCGGATTAGGAAACAGATGAAGCGTGATCTTGATCAGTTGAGAGATCAGGAAATCAACAAGCTTATTTCGAAGCCTGATTGGCAGTACAGCGAAATGGCAACTCTGGGAGGGCGTGACGCATGACTCTCATTGAGATGCTGAACGAATGGTCAGGCAGGAAGATCCTTGACAACCTTAGAAAAAGATACGGCGGGATCCAATCGTGCCCTTGGTGCCGCCAGTGCGCACAATCACAAAGCGGATGGAGTTTTAATCAATGGGGACGCGATCCGTTTCTGGACGTTCTGACCTGCGGTGTGTGCGGTGGTCAGAGCCTTTGGCGGTTCGAGATTGGAATGATCTACATTGGCCCGCTTGCTGCGCCCAATCCTTCACACGCTGCCGTGCCTTATTACGACATCGAAAATGCGAAGCTGAAAGAGGTCTTTCGTGGTGAGGGAAGTTCCGCGCCATGACCTATTTTCATGAACACAAGCGTCCGGAAGGGGCCGAGATCACGGTCGAGTATGACTACAAGGAAGGCTCCGGCGACTATTTCGCGGGCGGGTGCTGGATGCCCGGCGATGACGCCGAAGTGGAGATTATCGCGGCCTTTGGTAATGACGGGGGGGTGACCCTGACCACCGCCGAATGTGAGGCGATTGAGGCGGCCATCTACGCCGACCCGCCAAACGTCGACCCTTACGATGATTGGATTGATTATGACTGATCTCACCCTCGATCCAGCCAAACAGCCGCGGCGCAAGGCTGGGGTGCCGTTTGTTGATCACTGGTGCCGGGCCAAGGGCTGCGACAGGTGGGGATCGTTCGGCATTGGCCGGGGTCTGTGGTTTTGCGCTGACCATCTCGCGGCGGGTCGGATGATCCTTGAGCGGGTTCCGGTACCGCAAAAACAAGACGAAAAGCAAGCGCAAGGGAGGTTGATCTGATGGCCTGCACGATCGCAAAAAAAGCCCCGATAAATCGGAGCTTTCATGTTTGCTTTTTCAGCCGCGTTCTAGACGGGGCAAGGACCGTCCGGCAAGGGCGTGTGATTCCTGGGCAACTTGGAGCGGATGGAAGCCGCGACAGTTGGTGCAATTTCTTTTCGTGCTCTCATGAAGCGGAAAACGTTTTTACGCAGGCGCCATCCGTAATACATGTTTCGATAAGAAATAGCCATCAGTCCAGAGGACGAGGCATCGACAAAAGCTTCAGCCAACTCGGGGTTTTGTTTAAGACGAAGAAGTGCCGCAGTGAATTCTGGCATAGATGGATCTTCATTTGTCTTGTCGTTCTCGATCATTTGGAGTGCCTCGTAGAACAACTTTGCAGCATCCTGTCTGTTGACATATTTCCGTATGTTCAGGATCAGATCGACAATAAAGTCCGGCGTATCAGGATCTTCTACCAACAAAGTTGCACTTTTAAAGAATTTTTCAGATGCGCGAGCGAATTCCTCGTAATGCCTTCTTTTGGTCGTGACAAACCAAGAAATGGCAAAAGAAACGGCAACGAGAATGCTCAAAATGATATTCAGTATTGTCATCAGCTGCCTCCTTCTACTTCGTCGGTTTCGGGTTTGAACAAGTCCTCGTTTCGTCTGTTCGCAATCGCGGCATCGAGGCGTTTGTTATTCAGGTCATTTGCATTTGAGATTTCGCGTTTTCGATTTAAGCCTGCAAAAACCTCTTTGATGATGTTAGGAAGTCTCCATAGTAAAACGAGAATACACACGCCTGCAAAGCCTGCCACCTTAATCAGTTCAGTCAGATCGCTGGAGAGTTCCAACGCGCTGGTGGCATCCGCTTGGGGCATTGTTGCGCTATCCGTCTTTGGCAATTTCCAAATAGTTCATTTGGTCATATCAACCAAAACGGGTACCCGCAATACAATATATGGCGCAATTGTCTCACTTCATAGATTGACAGCCGGTAAAATTCATGCAGCGGCGATCACTTTCGAGCGATATACGCCGTTTTTACGAGTTCTCCTTAACAGTTTCACACAGGCAACGAGCATATCACGCGGTTGCAAAGCGAGAACAAGGGGAATTTCGCGCGTCAGCTCTCCTGTTACACATAGTGCTGAATTGTGGCGAATCTCCTGCTGTTTGACAATTTTTGCAAATCAGAGCATGGTTGCGGGCGGAGCTCAAAACTCTTCACAGCGGATGCCGCGCCCGATAGCTTGCGGTATTTTTGCGCCTAGAATCCGGGTGCAATCCCCTATGGCGGGGGTGCGGAGAATACAAGACCGGTTCGCCGGAAATAATCCCGCCTGGCTGTGTACAGGTTTTGAGCCCCCGCTACCAGTGGGTCTCAAAAGCTCTCTGGGAGCGGTGTGTGAAACGCCGTACACAGAGGCTTTTGTCATGACCCAATCCCCATCAGGGGCGCAGTGCGCCCAATCCCGATATCTCTTAGAGGTTGAATGCACCTTCGCGGATTTGCGCGAATGTCTGTTCGCCATGTCTTTTGTCGCCGGTGACATTGCGCTCGTCGATCACGAGGCGCGGGTGATGTCCGCGCTGCGCGATGCCATGCTCAACCGCCTGTCGCTGGCCGAACGCGAGCTTGACCTGCTCGAAAAGCAGATCAAACAGGGGAGGGCCGCATGAGCGAGATGATCCCCCATGCCTTTGAAGACAGTCTCATCCGGTCGTTTCTGCGTGAAGATGGTGAGCCCTGCTTCATTGCCAAAGACGTTTGCGCCTGTTTGGAGACAAAGAAGACCGATAGTGCGCTAAGAGGTTTGGATGAAGATGAAAAGGGTACTCGTTTAATGAGCACCCTTGGTGGCAATCAGGAGATGAGTTACGTCACCGAAGGCGGGCTCTACACCCTGATCCTGCGGTCGCGCAAGGCGGTCACACCGGGGACGGTGCAGCATCGGTTCCGCAAATGGGTAACATCCGAGCTTTTACCCACAATCCGCCAGACGGGGCGCTATGAGATGCCGGGGCGTGAAGGCGGCATAGATCTTGGCTCCCTGCAGGAGCTGTCCAACAAGGCTCGCCTTGTCGATTTGGCCCTGAAGCTCAAGGGCCGCGAGGCGGCCTATGTCCTGTGGGAACAACTCGGCTTGCCGGAACTATCAGAAGGTGGTCCCGACAGGGCTCCGGATGGCCCGGATCTGCATCCGGTTGATGAATTCATCGCCGCTTGCGTCATGCCCGCACGGGGCAATCTGCTCTCAGCCGCTGACTTTCGCGCCGCCTACGCTGAGTGGGCCAAAGGACACGATAGGCCACACCTCAACATGACCGTTATCGGGCGGCGTGTGCGCGAGGCGGGCATCCGCAAGACCAGACCGGGTGGTGACAGCCGCCATTATTACTATGCCGATATTGCATTGGTGGTTGGGGGTGAGCAGTGACAAAGACCATGCACCAGCCCCGCATGCGCTATCCCGATGAGGTGGTGGTGCGCGCCAAGGCCGGGTTTGACCTCGTGGGTGCCATTGGCCAACTGACGAAGCTCAAAAGCGCTGGACGGCTGATGTCAGGTCGCTGTCCGGATCCGGCCCATCGGGACAGGGACGCCAGCTTTGTCGTCAACCCGTCGCGCAATCTTTATCACTGCTACGCGCCCAGCTGTCGCCTGAATGAAAAATGGTTCTCGCCGATCGACTGGATGATCGATTTTCGCGGGGCGGCTGATTTCAATGAGGCGATGGAGATGCTCGGCGGGGTGCGTGATCCGCTACCCGCGCCGGTGCGCCGCAAGATGGCGGCCGAGCAGGAAGCCAAGGCCAAGCAAGCCGAAGACGATGCAAAGAAACAGGCCGAAGACGGACGCCTAAAGGGGCGCAAGATATTCGCGGCCGGTGGCCCGATGAAGGGCACGCTGGGCGAGACCTATCTGATCGAGGGCAGAGGGCTTGCTGGCCTTGATGTCACCGCCCCGGCGCTGCGCTTCCACGCTGATCTGCCCTATTGGCACGAGGTGAAGAAGAACGTTTTTCGCGTCATTCATTCCGGACCGGCCATGCTGGCGGCCTTTCAGGACCGGTGGGGCAATTTTTCCGCCGTGCATCAGACCTGGCTTTTGCCTGATGGCTCGGGCAAGGCGGTGATCGAATTTGAGGGCGAGGAGGGGCTTGAGCGCCTCCCGGCCAAGAAGATTCGCGGGCCCTTCATGGGCTCGGCCATTCGCCTGACACCACCAGCAAAGCTCATGCTTTGCGGTGAGGGCATCGAGACGACGGGCGAAATTGCACGGCTTCACCGACCCGGAACGGGCGCATGGGTCGCCGGCACGATGGGCAATCTGACGGGGCGGTTCCATCCAGATGCGCCCCGCGCGCCGCACCCGACCGACCCAAAGCGCCGTTTGCCAGCAATCGTGCCGGACATGACGAGCCTGCGCATGGCCGTGCCTGATATCTGCAAAACCGAGATTCTCATCGCCGATGGCGACACCAAGGATCTGCATGCCCTGCATGCGCTGCTGGATATGGCCGAACGCCGCATTCGGCAGGAGGGGCGCGCCGCGGGCCAACTCTGGCCACCCGGCCGACAGGATTTGAATGATTGGGGGCGCCAACTCCGCAAAGCGGATTGCGCCCAACTCGCGCCAGTTCATTGCAAGGCAATGAACGAGAGCGACCAAGTTAAAGCAAGCACCGAAGAGGAGGCGCGCCATGTCTGATCACGATACGCACGATCATGAGATGGAGGAAAGCGGCGCTGAGGATTGCGCAGAAGGCCATCCAGCGGATGATGCGCTGATTGATGGTTTGGACGCTGCCGAGCGTGAGGCCCTGCCGCCTATGGCCTCCCATGACGAAAAAATCAAATGGTGTGCCACGCTGGATCAGAATGACGTGGGCAATGCTCAACGGCTGATCTGCCATTTTGGCAACGGCATTCTCATGGTCCGTGAGCAGGGCTTTTATCAATGGTCCGAAACCCATTGGGAGATGACCGGAGGCGAGGAGCGCATTGCCATTTTTGCCCAAAAGACAGCCAAGTTGATCGAAGAAGAGGCGGCATTCATCAAGATGACGCCAACAGAAGAGACCGCCGTCAACGACGCCAAGAGCATCGAAGTCTCGGATGAAAACACCGAGGCCGAAAAGACGCTGCTGGACAAGGCAAAGAACGCACAGGCGGCGCTCGGAAGGCGCAAGGGAAAGAGGCGCAGCTTTGCGCTGTCGAGCGGCAACAATGGCAAACTGATGGGCATGATCAAGCAGGCCTCGCCCCACATAACCATCGGTCCGGAAGAGATGGATGCGGATCCGATGGTGTTCAATGTGCAGAATGGCACTTTGATCTTTCGGCGTGTCAGGGATGAAACCGAGGGTAGATTTCTGGAAACGGACCTGGTGCCACATGATCGAACCATGCTTATCGGAAAGTGCGCGCCGGTCAAATATGACCCGACTGCCAAATGCCCCAAATGGTTATCATTCCTTGAAAAATTTCAGCCAGATGAGGATCGGCGAACCTTTCTACAGGTCTATTTTGGCTATAGCCTCACGGGCCTGACTGATGAGCAAAAGCTGATTTACATGTACGGGAAGGGCGCGAATGGCAAATCGACCATGATCGAGGCGCTGTGTCGCCTGATGGGCGTCTATGCGGGCCAGCTCAACCCGGAATCCGTTGCAGGCACGGGCCAGCGTAGGGGTGATCAAGCCACGCCTGACCTTGTCACGCTCAATGGCAGGCGCCTGGTCCGCATGTCCGAGCTGCCAAAGGGGCAGGCGGTGAAGGAGGATCTGATCAAGGGTCTGACGGGGGGCGAGCCGATCATGGTGCGCCACCTGAACAAGGGCTTCTTTGACATGACTCCCATTTTCAAGGCCGTGATGTCTGGCAATGACATGCCCTACATAACCGGGACCGACTGGGGCATTTGGCGCAGACTGCTGATTGTGCCGTGGGAGGTGACCATTTCAGACGAGGAAAAGCGGCCCATGGCTGAGGTGCTCGCCGAGTTCGATGCCGAGCGATCAGGCATTCTCAACTGGTTGCTGGAGGGTCTGGCCATCTATGTCAATGAGGGGCTGCGGGTGCCTCAAAGCGTCACGGCTCTGACGGAAAACTACAAGTCAGAGATGGACCCGATCCAGAACTTTATCGATGCCTGTGTTGTGCGCGTTCCTCCCGATGAGGAAGGAAACCCTGTGTGCCGTGTGACGGGCGCCGATATGTACAAGAGCTATGAGATGTGGTGCCGGGCCTCTGGTGTCAAGATCTTCTCATCGACGCTCTTTGGACGCGAGTTGCCCAAGAAAGGCATTGAAAAGGTCAACGGGCGCATCCGCGAATATATCAACGTCAAAATCGAATTGCCGGAGGAAATCCACCATGAACACGAGTTTCCACCCGATCGGCCCAAGGATTGATCACCCGCCCACACCCACCCGATTGGGGATAGTGCGCACCAAATGTGAACACTCGCGCGCAATTTTGCGTTCACCTTGCCGGTTTTTGCGAGGGTTTAGCGAGGGTTTAGCGAGGGTTTTAAGCAAACTATCGCGGGTTGTTTTCGTCGCGATTTCAAAGACTTGCGGGGAAGGTGCGAGGGTTGCGATAGTTTACGCGCGCACTCACACATGAGGGGTGCGGGGAAGATTAAAGAAAGTGTTCTCATGTGCGTTATAGACCCTAAAACTATCGCAACCCTCGCAAGGGGTAAATAACTCACTGACTTAAAATAACAAAAGGCCCGCGAGGGTTTGCTTAAAACCCTCGCTGAACTATCGCAACACTCGCAAGAGGGTTTATCCGCCGAAGAACGCCAAAGGGAGCGAAAGCCATGGTCATCGTCTATAAGTCCGGAATGAAGCAAGGGGCATCCGACAATTGTGGGGTGCTGTCCGTTCAGCAAGAGCGGCGGGATCGGGATGCGGCGCGGGGGCTTCCGGCGCGTGTGTCGATCGAGCAATTGCTTGAATGGGTTTACTCAGCACAGAAGGCCGACAAGGTCTCCGGCCTGATGGTCGAGGATGTGGTTGCACTTGCGGGCGGCGGCTGGGTGTTTGATCGAATTGGTGAGCTTGGCTGCATGATCGATGGTGGCGGCCCAGCGGGGCAGGATGTGGATCCCGATGCGCTGGCCATCCATGAGGCGGTGTGTGCCTATGCTGCGCTGGGCAAGGTCGAGGCGATGCGGGCAGGGCTGGTCGTGCTCTATGCGCGCGCCGGGGTGCGGCCCGATGTGCTGACCGATGAGCCGCCGATGCGGTGCTATGATCGCGCCAGCTACAGCTATTGGGCTGGTGATGTCGAATTGGACTTTATCCCCAACTCCAAGATGCGGCGACCTGCTGGCTATGACGGGCCATTCGTACGCAAGGGTCAGGCCTGTGATGTGATGTTTGTGCGGGACTATCAAACCCACGAGAACCGTTTGATATTATGGCAGGATTGGGCGGCGGGTCTTGAGGAGTTGCATGGCCGCATGCCCCCTCTCAATGGGTGGCGTCTGCGGCCCTTCAGCCTGCCCGCCTTCGTGCGCAGTGAGGGCAGGGCTCAGATTTGAAGCAAATCCCGCTTGTGTCCACATCGGGTTTGACATACCGTTTAATAGTCGAAAAGTAACCCGTGATTTGCAAACCGCAGATCGCGGGTTTTTGTTTGGGGTAATGCCCGGCTGCGAAGGCAGGGCGCGGGCTGATGTTTCTCAAGCTGGAGGTTTTGCCATGATCACGGCGCTGTAATGGTGCCACTCCCCACCTTGACGCCCGCACTCACGCCTCCCGGTGCGGGCGCCTCTTTATGGCGTGTCCGGCGCTGTAGCCAAACAATCAGCGGTGAGGTGGCAGATTTCCTTATTGGAGCATTCCCATGCAGGTCTATGTTTCCCTGAAGAATGCGCCAAATGTTCGTCGCTTTGACAACATGATCAAGGCGCTGGGTGAGAAAGATCAAAAGCTCGTTTATGTCCGCGCAATCAACCATTCAGGTGCCAAAGCATTCACTCAAGTGAAGAAGGCCTTGGCCAAAGAGACTGGCTTGGCGCAAAAGCACGTCGCGCGTTACGTTGCCAAACCACGCAAGGCCAACTTCAGTGATATGGCTTATCGTATCCGGGCTCGCGGCGGTGACGTTCCGATTAAGTACTTCAAGGCGAAGGAACGGAAAGGTGGTGTCACCGCCAAGCCGTGGGGCAAGAAGAAATTCTTTCCAAACCACTTCATCACCTCGGGGCGCGTCGGCCATCGGTTCTCAATGATTGCGTTTCGTGGACATGTCTTTGAAGCGTTCGATACGTCTACTCGACGTTGGGGGCGCTCTATTCGGAAAGGCAAATCCGGGGTGGTCGTACCTGCCGCGATGATTGACGGTGCTGCCGCTCAGGCTTTCCGCGATCATGCGGCGCCTGCCGTTGAGAAACGCCTCGAGCACGAGCTCCGCCGCGTCCTTCTCTGACCCCACCCCCTACCTTAGGGACCGTACTCCGGCCCGACCTCGACACGGGGGGAAACCCGCCCGGAATTTCGCTAGTTTCTTAGGGGTTTTTATTGGGTTGTTTGGGTTGTTAGAGTTGTCATCTTTGGTTGTTTGGAAGGGGCGGTTGTTACCATGACTGTGCTGATCTCTCCCAAGGAACTGGCTGAAAAACTCGGTGTTACATCGCAGGCCGTAACTAAGAACATCCGTCGTTGGCGAGACCAAGGGGCTTTCAATGACGGCGAACTTCGGTTCTCGGGCCGGAAGGTGGTCTCAGTCTCGGAGGCCAAATATCGCCTGCTGTATGACCAGGTCATCAATCTCAATATGAAACGTGGGGAAGATGAGAACGGCGAATCTTCGATCGATCCCAGTATTGAGAGCGGCCTCAACTCCGAGGATAAAAGCCGTGTAGCCCAACTCAAACTGCGGGAAGCTGAGGTCAACATCGAGATCAAGGAGCTGCGGCTCGCTAAGGAAGCTGGCAAGTTGCTGGATGCCGAGAAGTTGATGGAAGGGCTGCTTGGTTGCGCCCGCGATATCAGCGCCAAGATCAATCGTCTCGAGAACAAAACCGAGAAGCTTGTGACCGCCTTCAAGCGTGATGGCGATCACGGGGTCCGTAATGCCCTGCGGGAAATTGCATTCGAAACCAACGAACAGATTTCCAGATCGCTGATGGCGATCGCCAAGGATGCGGAGGAGGGCGACCCGCTAGATTTTGATTGAGGTTGAGTGATGGCCCAGCTTGTCGGAGCAATGCGCTTTGTTGCCAAGACACTGGCACGCGGCATTCGCCCTATCAAACCGATGCCATTCCACGAATGGCTTCAGAAAAACATCGTTCTTGTTGACGGCAAGCTACGCGGTGAAAAATGGTCGGCTGAAGAAGCTCCCTATCTGCTGGAGATTGCGGAGTTCCTGAGCATTGAGAACCCGGCCACTCGTGGCGTGGTGCTCAAGTGCCAACAGTCTGGCGTGTCTATTCTGGCGATGTCCTGGAGCCTCTATCTTGCCGAGCTTGGTCTGGATAGCATCCTTTATGGCATTCCCGGCAAGGATATCCTTAGCCGCATGAACGGCCAGAAGCTCCAGCCACTGATCGACAAGTGGCAGGAGCATACCGGCAAGCGGATCATCAAGGATGACATCAGCCGCAGCGGCAAGGGCTCGACGACCTATGTCAAAAAATTCGCTGACAGCTTTCTGACGCTGGTCAATGCCAATACGCCGGGCGAGCTTTCCTCGTTTACCGCCCGCTTTGGTATCAAGGATGAGTTCTCGAAGTGGAAGAATTCGCCCAAGGGAGATGACCCGGACGAGTTGTTCGAGGGACGCTTCACAGCGTTTTTGCGTTGGGGACTGCAGAAGATTTTCGAGTTCTCAACGCCTGAAATCGACAGTGGCGACGAGACAGGAGATGACCCGACACACTGCCGGACGCATCGCAGCTTTCTTAAGTCTGATCAGCGCCACTGGCACATCCAGTGCCCTAATGAGGACTGCAGTGGTGATGGTGAATTCGTTCTCGACTATGAGAATTTCGACGTCGATCGCAAGAATCCGGAGCTGAGCTACTGCTTCTGCCCTGATTGCGGCGCCAAGGTTTATGAAAGCGATCGCATCGAGTTGGTGCGCAAAGGTCGCTGGATTGCTTCCAACCCGGACGGCAAGTATCCCGGCTGGAGTATTCCGGCCTTCATCAGCTTGCAGCTCGGCCTTAAGGACATTGCCGAGGCGCTGATCAACGCTGAGAAGAAGGGCGAAGCGGCGCTCAAGAACTTCTTCAACCTCTATCTTGCCCGACCCTACGCCTTCAAAGGCAATGCGCCGGACTATCAGCGTCTGATGGAGCGCCGCGAAGACTATCCGCAGGGCTTCATTCCAGAAGCCGGTTTGATCTTCGTTGGTGGTGCCGACGTGCAGCATAACGGGATCTATGTTGAGGCGGTCGCCTTTGCCGAGGATCGGCAGAGCTGGTCAATCTGGAACGAGTTTCTGGAAGGGCCAACCGACAACCACAATGCGGGTGCCTTTGTTCTGCTTGATGAGTTTTACCGCAAGACCTTTGAGGATGCGCGGGGAACACCTCGTCGCCTGATGGCTCTGGCCGTTGACGGTGGCGACGGTGGCCGAATGAACCAGGTGCTGGAATGGACCAAGCGCCGCTATAACACCTTCGCCATCAAAGGCAAGGACGGACATCATGTTCCGGCCATTTCGGTGCCTGCAAAACAGTCCATTCGCAAGAGCGGGAAGAAGAAGAAATTCGGATCAACGATGCTGTGGCCCGTCGGGACATGGGATCTTAAGCACGAGTTTTACGGCAACTTGCACCGACAAGGAGTTGCCGCGGGCGAGGTCATGGATCCGGGTGGCTATTGCCATTTCGGTCTCTGGCAGGGTGAAGAGTATTTCAAGCAGATCACTGCAGAATCCTTCAACCGCGAAGTTAAAAACCACAAGCTGGTCGAAGGCTGGGACCGTCTGCGCAAGGACAACCACTTCCTCGATTGCCGCGTGTACGCAATGGCGATGGCCGAGAAAGAAGGCCTCTCCAGTATGACGCCGGCCCAATGGGCCGCTCTCAGACATACGCTTCTGCCTGCGCAGGCAGACTTGCTTTCCAGCGATAGCGCTAAACTAGCGGCGGGGTTGACCCCGACACAAACAGAACCCGAGACGGTGAGCGAGGCCAAACCGGCCGCGGCTGAAGGACCAACCCGACATGGCACAGACGAACGTCAAAGCAGCTACCAGCGGCGGCGGCAGCTTGTTTAATGGCATGCGAGGGCTTGGAACCAAGACGCCGCGGCCGGTCGCCCAGATGATGCGTGACACTACCACAGGTGCGCTTGCCGGAAGGCGGGTGTCTCTGGTCGAAACCAAGGACGATATCCGCCGGGTGTGGATGCGGTCTGCCGCTCTGGCGCAGGATCTGACACAGAATAACGGCCGCCTCAAAGGGGCGGTTGAGCAGACGCTCGGGGACACGGTCGGGGATGAGCTAAAGCTCTCTCCCGCACCTCGTCTTGAATCCCTTGGCTGGACGCCGGACGAAATTTCCGATTGGAAAAAGCTGGTCAAGGAGAAGTGGCAAGAATGGTCATGGGAGCCGACAGAGTGCGACTATCGCGGTAAGCTGACCGTGCCTCAAATGGTCGATGTTGCGCTTCGCTATAACTTCTCTTTTGGCGAAAATCTCTCGATCCTCGACTATTTTAGCCCAAGCCTTCGAAAGCGCTACGGCACCCAGACGGGCACCAAGGTTTTGCTTTTACCGCCAACAAGACTTGTGCAGGAAACTCGTGAAGCGACTGGGCTTTTTCAGGGTGTTTTGCATGATGAAAATGGTCGGGCCACGCATTACCGCATCAAGGATAGCGATCGTACTAGGACGCGAGACTATCCGGCCTATGTGAATGGCCGGCGCTCTGTGTTGCACATCTTCGACCCGGAGGGGGCCGATGATGTTCGCGGTATCTCCAAGCTTGCCTCCTGCTTCAAGACTTTGGTTCGTCAGGATACTTTGAGCGATGTGACGCTTGACCAGGCGATCGCGCAAGCTGCTGTGGCCATGGTTCTGACGAGCAATCTTCCCAGCCCGGAAGCCTTTGAGGCGTTTCAGGAGTTGGGTGGCAATGAAGTTGGCCCGGATGGGAAGCCTGCCCCCAACGGCTACGCAAGCCTGGGCAATGAGATCATGGGCTACTTGGCCGATGCCTATGCCGCGGTGAAAGACGCTGGCGGGATTCGGTTCGGGCAAGGACCGATGCTACCGCACCTAGCTCCGGGCGAAAGCTTCGATTTCAAGACGGCAAGCGTGCCCGGCAACAACTATATCCCATTCTCAGCAGACTTAAGACGGGAGGTCGCCGCAGCCATCGGGGTGACCTACTCGAGCTATTCAAACGACTACTCGAATGCGACTTACAGTTCGGTGCGGATGGAAGTGGCTTCGATCTGGCCAAGGGTGATCCGTCGTCGCGAGCGCATCGCCGCTCCTCTTTGCCAGGCGATCTATGAGGCTTGGCTCGATGAGCAAATCGGCATGGGCCGGATCTGGTTCAAGGGCGGTTATGCTGCCTTTCGAGCCTATCGCGGTGCTGCCGTCTGGGCGCAGTGGAAAGGGCCGGCCCCTCCAACTGCCGATGATTTCAAAGCTGCGCGCGCTGCCAATGAACGCGTGCAGGGTGGAACATCCAGCCTTGAAATCGAATGCTCTGCTGTAGGGCTTGATGGTGATGAGGTGCGTGCGATGCGTATCGCCGAGCATAAGGCATATTCCGACGACCCAATGCCGTCGCCTTATGCGCCACGTGCCAGCCAACCCGCTGGTGGTGAAGGCTCATCGGCTAGCCCTGACACTCCAGACAAGGAGGTCGATGCATGATCATCAAAATTGGCGGCCTTCAGGTCGATAGCGCAGTGCCATGTGATGTGGTTGAAGCGCTCAATCTAGTGCTGGACAAACTGGCAACCGGAAGTTTGCGCGAGGTGGTCTGGTTCGGTGACGACAAGGTCACCTATACCAAGGCAAATCCAAACCTGCTGAAAGAGCGGGTTGCGCATTATCAGGGGCTTTGTGATGCGGCGAACGGTCAACCGAAACGCCGCCGTCGCTTTGCTACCCGATTCTGCTACTGAGGAAATCATCATGACACTTTTGATCAATGGCGAGCTCGTCCTTTACGGCGAGGTCGGCGAAGGCTGGTGGGGTGACTGGTTCGCCGCAAGCCAAGTGGTTGAGGCTTTGGCCGAGCATGGATCTGACAACGATCTTGCAGTCCGGCTCAATTCTCCGGGTGGTCTGGCCTATGAAGGCGTTTCGATCTTCAACGCGCTTAAGTCCCATCAGGGCAAGGTGACAATCTATGTTGATGGCTTGGCCGCATCTGCTGCTTCTATCATCGCCATGGCTGGTGATGAGATCGTCATGCGGGAAGGCTCGACCATGATGATCCATGACCCTGCGACGATCGCTTGGGGTAATTCCGGGGATTTGACCAAAGCAATCCAGTCGCTCGACAAGCTCGGAGAGCAGATGGCCGGTATCTATGCCCGTGTGAGCAGCAAGAGCAAAGATGACGCTCGCACGATCATGAAGGAAGAGACATGGCTCACCGGCGAAGAGGCTGTTGCGGAAGGCTTCGCGACGGCCAACGACAATGAACCGGCAGTTGACCCTGTCGCCTTCGACTATCGCATCTATGCCAAAGCACCAGAGCATTTGAAGCTTGTCGCGAAGCATAATGACTGGACGTTCCGGCGCCCAAGTCTCCCTCAATCCGCGGCCTCCGCCGCACCCACCCGTCAGGATAAGGAGAAACCCATGTCCGGCAAACCACAGGCGGCGGATGATCAGGCCGTCGACACCGCAGCCATTGCACAGGCCACAGCTGATGCCATCGCTGCCTTCAAGACCCGCTGCAAAGAGGTGAAAGCCTCCGAACCCTATAAGGGTAACGAAGCGCTGGCTGAGCACATGATCGACAATACCGATCTCGCTGCTGCAGACATCATCGCCGCGCTCGAAAAAGCGCCGAAGATTGCCGCACCCGAACAGGAGCAGGAAACAGATCCAGAAGGCTATGACAAGGGTCGCACGTTGGCGACTGATCTTGCCCAGCCATCTGGAGGGCAAGGCAAAAAGCAAAACCCATGGACGGAGGTTGTCACCAAAGGCAACCGCCGCATGAAAAAGGTCAAATAGGAGAGCCTCACCATGACCACTTATGTCGAAGGGGCTCGCAATGCCGAGTTCCTGATTTCAGAAGCTGAGCATTATCGTTCTCGCGAAGCGGGTGACGTGAATGCAGGCGCCGATACCACCCTCGAAGCCGGTGCTATCCTTGGCAAGATCACCGCAACAAACGTTCTTGCTCAATATGACCCTGCTGCAAATGATGGCACTGAGAGTGTTCATGGCATTCTCTTTGAACGCCTGACTGGCACAGGTGTTCGAACCTATATCCGCCGTGCAGCGCAGGTGAAAGCCGGATTGCTCGTCTGGAAAACTGGGCTTTCTCCTGCTCAAATTACCACTGGCACAGCCGAGCTCGAAGCGCTCGGTGTCATTGTGCGCTAAGCGAAAGGACAATAGATCATGGTAGCCATGACGATTTTTTCGGATGACGCTTTCCGCACTATGGAGCTCACCGAAGCCCTCAATGAAACCGAGTATGTTCCCCAGTTTCTGGATTCGCTCGGGATCTTCGAAGAAGAATCCATCACGGGGCGCGATTTTGGTGTTGAGCGCGTTGGTCAGTCCCTCAACCTCATTCCAACCTCAGCGCTTGGTGCACCTCCACGCCAGACAGAACGTGATCCGCGTAAAATTACGACATTCAAGACCACCCGTCTGGCCGATGCGTTTACTCTTTTTGCTTTTGAAATCGAAGGCATCCGTGATGACGGTCCTGATGGTGGTCTGTTGAATACGCTGACCGAGTTTGACAAGCGCAACCGGGTCATTCTCGACAATATGGACCTGACCAAAGAGTTCCATCGCCTCGGAGCCTTGCAGGGTAAGCTTCTCGATGCGGATGGAACAACGGTCATTTATGACTATTTCTCGGAACTCGGCGTTGCTGAGCCTGCTGCTGTCGACTTCGGCCTCAATGATGAGACCACAAATGTTCGTCAGGTCTGCACCGATATCAAACGTCAGATGACCCGTGGCTCGAAAGGTGCAATCACCTCTGGTACGCAAATCCACTCGCTGGCGGGTGATGAGTTTTTCGATACGCTGGTCAACCATGCGAGCGTTTCGGAGACCTACAAAGCGCGGCAGGGTGAACAGCTGCGCGAAAATATGGCCTTTGAAACCTTCTATTACGGCGGCATCTTCTTCCACAACTATCGCGGTACTGACGACAACTCGTCGGTTGCTATTGCCTCGGATGAGGTCAAGGTCTTTCCTGTCGGTGCGAATGGCGTGTTCAAGAAGGTCACTTCACCTGCCGAGTTTGGTCCTTGGGTCAACACCTATGGCGAAGACCGTTATGGTCTTATGGTTGAAGATCGTGATCGGCAGGCTTGGGTGAAGGGCGAGGTGTACAGCTATCCTCTGTTTCTTTGCGCGAAACCATATTGTCTCCGCTCTGGTGTTCTTGCCAGCTAATCCGGAACCAGCGTCAGAACGGTGTTTGCCGTTCTGACGATTGCGAGGGTATCATGAAAATCAAAAATAGCGGGTTCCGTGACCAGGCCGTCAAGACCTATGGTGGCTCTGTAACCGTGCCGGCGGACCGGGTTGTCACGGTTGATGATGCGATCATCAAGCCACTCGATGATGGCCAACTGGCTCATTTCAAGTCGGTTGGTGTTGTTTTCAGTAAAAAACCGACTGGAAAACAGGCTATGAGACCGTCCGCAATCAAGGAAGAGGCTGAAGCCAAAGCCAAGGAAGAGGCTGAGGCCAAGGCCAAGGAAGAGGCTGAGGCCAAAGCCAAGGAAGAGGCTGAGGCCAAAGCCAAGGGAGAGGCTGAGGCCAAGGCCAAGGAAGAGGCTGAGGCCAAAGCCAAGGAAGAGACTGAAGCCAAGGCCAAAAAAGCTGCTCAGTCCGACCTCTTGAAGAACAAATAGCAGCTAGACAATTCTCCGAGGATTTTCCGATGATCGAAGTGCTCGACCCTTTTGACGAGGTGGCCGAAGTGGCCGATGGCGAATTCTCGGAGCTTTTGCGGATTATGCCGCAGAAAAATGCCATGGCTGATACGGATCGCTTGGCCTTTGACCTGATGGCCTGTCTCAGGGTCGGTGAGGTTGGGGATGAAGCGATCGGGAACGGGCGGAGTTGGTCGGGAAGGATCCAGTCAGGAAAGGCGCGGCTTGTCATTGCCCGCTCTTCCTATTTGGGCCCGGCTTTAAAGGAAGGTGATCTGGTGAGGGCTAAATCCCGCATAGGTGAGCCGGTTTGGGAAATCATGACCATTGATGACCGAAATCTAACGCGGATCATTTGTGAGCTTGGAGCGGCGCGATGAGTTTAATGCTATTGGCCGTGAGCACTTGCCTTGTCAAGGCGCTCAAGGGCCACACCCTCGCAGGCGAACGTGTGTTGGAAAGCGACCCGACAGCGCTGCGCTTTACCGAGGACGGGCGGTTTAAAACCGATCAGACCGGCCCATTTATTTCCATTTTTGCCCATACGAGCAAGGCGTCCGGTTTGGGGCAGCAACCGGCACTGCTGGCAAATGGCGATGTTGAAATAGAGCTGCTGACCGGGGTAACAGCGACAATGACGAGCGTTGCTGATGATGATGGTCACCGGAAGTTCGACTTTATCGATCTCGCCCCGAGCTCAACGAACATGGATCGAACGCTCAATCTGATGCATCGGCAAATTGTTGATGTTTTGCTGGCTGACACATTCTGGGCTGAGAGATTTCGTCAGTTTGCCGTTGTTACCGTTGTTGATCGGGCAGGGGTGGTGAGCAGTGAAGACGGTCAGCGCCTCGCAGCCCGACAGATGAAAATCAAAGTTAATGTGCTTGATGAGCCTTTAGCTGAAGAGATCGATGCTTACCATCAGTGGGTTGATCTGGGTGACGAAGCCGCCAGTTTGCCCGATGGCGTGACGCCGTTCGCCAGTTTCTTGTGGGGGTTGAAAACCAGTGAAGACGCCTCTGATTGCGCGATGGCGGACGAGATTGCTGCGATGCTGAGTGGTGACGTTCTTGAATGGCAGGCAATTGCCAAGTCGATGGGATTCACTCGAGATCAAATGATGGCTTTGGGTCTCAATCCGATCGATTTCGATAATCCAGAACAGGTCGTCACGGGGGCGGACGCTCCAATCCACGAAATTGAACCGGGCTAGGATCATGGACAGTATTATCGAGATGCGGATTGACCTTGAGAGCTTGAAAAGTGCTTTCTCTCGCTCTCTGAAGTCTGGCCCGGTGACGCATATCGATGCCAAAAAGGGATATCGGTTTTCGCTTGGAAAAGATGATGATGGTGGCGAGATGCTATCGCCATGGATACCTCACCCAGAGACCATGAAAAGCTCCATCCCTCTCAAAGAGGGGGACATGGTCGGTGTGATTGCTCCCAATGGCGACTTGCGACAAGGTCTTATGCTTCGGGGCGGATACAGCAAAGATCATGAGAGCCCGAATGAAGACATGGCGGCCAATGTGTTTGAGGATGCTGGTGTGCGGATCTCGATCGCCAACGGCGCTCTCGTGATTGAGGCTGGCGGCACGACTCTCTCATTCTCAGGTGATGGCCTGTCGATCAGTGGTGGACGGGTCGATCACAATGGCAGAAATATCGGCTCGTCTCACGTCCATGGCGGCGTGATGCCCGGCGGGGCCGACACATCCACTCCTCACTAACAGACTATTGGAGGCCTCCCATGGCTGAAGCGAAAAAGTACAGGGTCGTTGGCAACCGTAAGGAAGTCGGCGGGATCAAGGTCGTGCGCGGTCATGTTGAGATGTCAGCCGAGAAGGCGCGATATCATGTTGCAATCGGTCGATTGGTTGCCCCCTCAGCAGCGAAGAATGCGAAGCAAGATGCCCAGAATGCCAAAGAGCCACCTGTCGGGGCTCTATAGATGGTCGGGATCAGCCGGTATACCGGCAAGCCTATCGACAATCTAACCTCTGCCAAGCAAGGGGTTGAGGTCACTCTTGCCACCCGCCTGCGCAGTATGGTGATGCTTCGGGAATTCGGTTCAGGCGCGGTGGAGTTGCTGGGGCGCAAGATGACCCCTTCGCTTTTCCTCGCCTATCAGCAGCTGATAGGGACCGCGATCGACCTTTGGGAGCCGCGGTTTCACATTGTCCGGATGGTGCCTTCGGGCAGTGTCGAAGAAATCCGGGCGGGGACGGCCGGGTGGCGCGTCGAGGCCGAGTGGCGGCCGCGCGGACATCGAGGCGACTTGTCGGTTGAGAAGATTGTCAGTTTCGGACTGTTCTACAACCAACGGCAGCTCATCATCACATAACGGGGATTTTCATGGCCAGCTTTGCTCCCACGGCGATTGACCTTTCGCGCGTGCCGGTTCCGGCTGTGCTGGAGGCGCTTGATTTTGATGCTTTGCTTGATGGGTACAAGACGCGGTTTTTGGCGTTTTGGGATGAGGCTCGGGCAGAAGACCCGTCTCTCCCTCCTTACGAGATGGAGGATCAGGCGACTGACCCGGCAATGATTGTTGGCCGCGCATGGTCTTATATTCGCCTCCTCGATCGCGGTCGTGTGAATGACGCGATCAAGTCCTTGCTCGCGACAACGGCGCAAGGGGCTGATCTCGACAACGTGGTCGCCTCGCGCAACCTCATGCGCTTGGTTGTCCGTCCAGCGACGGCGGATGCGCCTGCGCTGATGGAGACGGATGCGCAGCTGTTGCGGCGCTATCTGTTGAGCTTTGATGCGCCTGCGAGTGGGTCGGCTGGCCGCTATTTGTTTGACGCTTACACAGCGTGGCCGGACATGGGGCATGCACGCGTCAATGGGCATTTGATCCATGGTCGCAGAGGTGACGCTGATGTCGTCATTTGCGGAGAGGATGGTGCCTTGGCGCTGGATGCAGAGCTTGAGGCTGTGAGCGCTTCTGTGCGGCACGTCAACCGCATGCCGGAGGCATGCTCTGTCGCGATCCTGAGGGCCACACAGGCGGTCTATGATGTTGATCTGCTGATCAAGGTGCCGAGTGTCGGTCCGGCTCCCGAAGTGCTGCAGGCCGAAGCTGTTGAACGCGTGACCAATGCCGGTCATCTCCGCTCGCTCATTGGAGGGCAGATCCCGGCAGGGCTTTTGGCTGGGGCTGGCTATGGTGAGAACATCATCGAGGTGGTTGACAGATCACCGGTCGTGATAGCCGCTGATCCGTATCGTGTGCCTGTGCTAGGGACGGTGTCGATCAGCACTGAGGTGGCAGCATGACCGAGGTTCCACTGCCGCCCGGATCTGGCATTTTTGAGCAAGTACTCGCGGCCGCGATGAATGACAATCTGCCGGTCGAGTATGCGGCTCTGCTTATGCCCTATACTGCACCGGCGAGCTTTCTACCGTTTCTCGCGGCGCAATACTCGGTCGATCTCTGGTTTGATGATTGGCCGGAGGCACGCAAGCGCGAGATGATCGCGCAATGCGCTGGGCTGTCTATCATCCATCCGGGTGAGCATCTGGCAGAATTCAAGGGCACCTTCGAAGGTCTCAAGCGCTACTTATGGTTTGTGGATGCGGAAGTCATTGATCGGGTCGCCTATCCCTGCCGGTTCGTTCTTGGGCGGTCAAGCCCGTCCTTTACGCCTCTGCAATTCCCGGCCTTTAAGGCGCACTACCTGATCAGGGTGCTGCTGGAACGCAAGCCGAACAGCTTTGTGCTGGGCCGTAGTGCATTGGGGCTGGCGGCGGCACGTCCGGTCGATTTGACACCCCTGCAGCGAGCCAAGAAAGCGGCACGCATTGCCAAGGCCGAACATGTCGAATATCTCGTCAATTTTTCATACAAGCGCCGCGCAACCTTTGGGGATGCCTTGCCGCTTGATGGCTCTTACACGATCAGTCCTTTCCTTGATCGCGAACATTTGTAGGTTCACCCATGGACATCATTAAATTCAATGAGGCCGAGATCGTCGAGCCTGAAGACTTCACCGCGATCAGCGAGAATGCGCGCGATGATTTCGACGAGAATGCCGCCAAGGCCCTAGGCTGGCCTGCGCATTATAGCAGCTTCACGGTTAGTCAGGCGGCTGATGCGGACTCTGTGACCATCGGCATCGGGCGCTATTACAATGGCTCCGCGACTTATAATCATGTTGAGGCTGAGGATCTAAACCTTGAGGTCTACAAGCCTCTGGTGGCAAGCGACGGGCGATGGGTCGCCCTGCTGGCACGGGCCAATGAGGATACGATCAACAAAAACCGTCGTCTGGAGACGAGCGATGAGCCGCTCAATAGCTCCGAGCCAGTGACGCAGTCCGTTCCCAAGGTCATCACCCGAACGGCCAGCATCACCGTGCAGCTCGGCGAGATCAGCCCAACGGCGGTTAAGCCAACCATCGACGAAGATGATTGCTGCATAGCCTTTGTCTTGCTCAAGTCGACCGGCGTCGAGGATATCGTCGCCAGCGAGGATGCACGGGTCAAATCTGTCTATGAGATCGAGATCCGCCTGCAAGCTGCAGAGGCAAATATCGCCAATATCAACAACAGTGTGACCACCATAAAGACCGATGTTGCTGGCATCGCCCAGCAGATCGAAGATGGTCCGCCGCCCTGGCTGACGTATCAACTGGTGCGAGGGCAGGCGGAGATCCGCGAAGAGTTGGACATGCCAGACGAGGCCTTCAACTACAAGTCGGACTACGGATTGGTAAAGGATTTTTGGGATCTCGATCATCCTAATGCGAATTTTCGCATTATGGAGGGGATCCGCTTTCCTTATGTGAATATGTCGAATGATCGCATCGAGCTGTTGGATGCAGCAAGCGATGACATCGTCATCTATGACAATAAGATTGTCATGCCTGCGCATGCTCGCGTGGTGCGGTTCGAACTGCCCAAGGGCGGCAGTGAACAGAACCTTTCGAATACGACCTACTCTGTCCTGACGGCGATCGAGAAGACGGTCAGTTACGAGTCCATGCGCTATGGGGAGACCATTTCGGTCTGCTCCAACCAAGCGCAATGGCGTGCACTGCGGGGTCGGAACGTCGGCGAGTTGGTCTATATCAACGGGCAGGAATATACGATCACGAAAAAGGAAAAGCCCCATTCCGGCTATTATGGCTACAACCTGAAGCGCATCATCCGTTACACTGAGACCAAGACTTACACCGACTACATCACAACCGAGGTTGGCCTGACCGGGGCGATCTATGCGCAGACCTTCCCTTGCTCTCAATACGGGATCCTTCTGGGCGTCCAGTTGTATTTCACGCATGTGGGATCGACAGGCGATGTGACGCTCTGCCTGTGTGAGGTTCGGGTGGATGGCACGCCGGACTTTGAAAGCGTGTTGAAGACCGCGACGGTGGCTCATGTGGATCTCAGGGAGGGTTGGGTTGAGTTTGATCTGGGGGCTGTCGCGCAAGAGCCGGGCAATCGATACGGATGGTTTACGGTCACAACCGGCAACCACTCGATTTCGATGACAACCGGAAACGCTTTTCCTGAGGGGACGAGTTTTGCCTCTACGGATGGTGTGTGGGCACAGGGCTCGAACGAGAACGATCTTTCTCATCGCCTGATCATGGCCGAGTTCAAGAACAATCGGACTGTTGTGCCGATGGAGCCGGTCAGCCTGGAGAACGGGATGACCGAGATCCAGATGGCCTACGCTGCGGTGCAGACCGGGTCGGCTTCTCTCTCGTGGCAGGTCAAACCCGTTGGCACTGATGAGTGGATCGACATGGACGGGCGGGAAGACAATCCGCTCGCCACCAAACCGGTGCTTTGTGCCTATCAGGCGGTCCTTGTTGGCACGCCAGACAATGCGCCTTTCATCATTCTTGATGCCGACGCGCGGATCATCTGCGGTCGGATGGGCACCGACATGGTCGCCATCACCGAGGATTACACATTCGCGGAGACCACTGACAGTGTCAGTCTTGTTGTCTACATGGATGAGTTTGACGAGGTCCACCACACAGTCGCGCCCAAGCTGATTGTGGGTGGTTCAGTTATCGATGCGGACGCGATCGATTACAAGCCTGATCGCGAAAGCGACACCCGCGTCAAGGTGACGGCAAACTTCACACTTGGCGCTGCCGTTACTACGCTCGCCGGGCGGATCGACGCAACGTCTGATAGCGACATCCTGTTGCCGTTCGGCGAAAGCATCCAGATCAACGCATTTTAGGAAGTATCGTCATGGCTGAAACAAGCTACATCGACGAGGCGCGCTATCTGGTGCGCTTCAGCAAGAAAGTCGAGGCGGGGGTTTTTGTCTATCGCCCTCGCCAGACCAAGCTGGACATGAAAGGCTCGACGCTTAACGCGATCATCGCTCAGGGGGACGGCGACAAGATCAAAAGTGCTGAATTGATTGAAGCCAAGAGCACCAAAGACTAAGGGGATCCATCATGACTCTGCAGGATGCAATCAACACGGTCAATGGGATTGACGGCGACACCCACCTTACGGGGCAACTCTATCAGGACATCTTTGGTCCGGTGTTTTCGTCGCTTCAGACCTGTCTTGACAAGGTGGCTGATTTTGAGGCGCTGGAGGCGTCTGGCGTGTCGGCGGCCCTGCAGAACATCACGGACACGATCGCGCCACAGCTGGCCAACGAACAAGCCAAACTGACAGAGCTGGTTGCCGATATCAATCTCGCCAAGGATCAATTGCTCACGATCCAGCAGGGCGGGATCTCGGCGACGAATGTGGGCATTCCGGACGGATCCGGTGTCGAGGCGGAGACACTCGATGCGGCCATATTGGAACTGTCTCAGGCGCTCGGTGCAGCAGCGGCGGCTATTGCTGATCGCTACACAAAGGAAGCGGCTGATAACCTCTTTCTAAGTCAAGAGGCTGCGGCGGATCAATATCTGGACTTTGCCAACGCCCAAGCGCTGACCGAGGCCCAGAAGGGGCAGGCACAGGCGAACATCGGGCTAGGCGGAGGCTGGAACTGGATTATCAACGGTGACTTCACGGTCAACCGGCGCGGCGGCACTCGCAATCCGGGGATAGGCGTTTATGGCTATGACCGATGGAAAGGCCATGCCGACGGCTTGGAGCAGATGATCGAAAGCCTGCCAGCCGGTGACTACACACTGACATGGACCGGTGGTGGCACGGGAACAATTGGCGGCGTGACGGCGGCAAGTCCGATCTACGTCACCGGGCTTTCTGGTGGCCAGACGTCTGTCGTTGTTCCGTCCGATGCGGCACGGGTTTCTGTCTGCAAGGGCGACTGCCGGGCGATGACTTATGATTATGATTGTAGATCTTATCAAGCTGAAGTTGAGCTTTGCCGAAGATACTATGAAAAACTGACGGTTTTTTTCATAGGGAACGTTGTTTCGAATGGGTTTGTAGGAAGCCATGTAACATACCCAACGAAGAAAAGAGTTATACCAGCAGTCAGTGTAATGTCGGTGCTAGAGAGCCAAAACATCGGCGCAATAAACTTTGGTCCGATCACAGATGCAAGTCTTAGGGTGTATACAAATGTACCTTCTGATGGAGATAGTTACTACTCAGCAATAGTAGAACTGGATGCGGAGATTTAAAAAATGCCGGTCGAAAGTGCAAAATATCTTCAAGATGGTTCGATCAATGCGGTCATTGACGGGCGAGTTTTGACCGTGCCTGATCATCCAACCAATAGGCACCGCCAAATTCTTTCTGAATGGGAGGCTGATGGCGGTATTATTGCTCCTAATACCGCCCAAGCAACCACCGGTAATGACGTCAATGCCGAGAGGTCGCGGCGGATCGAGTCCGGGTGCAGTGTTTCTGTTACTGGCGTTGTTGATCCAATCCCTTTGCAGGGGCGTCCGCAAGATCAGACCAATCTTTTGGGTTTGGTGACAGGCGCTCAGCTCCATATCGCTTCTGGGGACACCACGACTATTACATTTCGGGATGCCGACAACGTCGATCATGATTTGACACCATCTCAAGTCCTTGAGCTTTGGCAGGGTGGGGCGACTTTCATCTCTGCCGTGATGCAGGCGTCTTGGGATCTCAAGGCCGCAACGCCGATCCCGTCCGACTACACCGACGACGCCTATTGGCCGGTGCCGTAGGTAAAACCAAACCCAAATCCAAAACCGAACCACCCGCCACGGCTGCCGTGAGCGGGATTTTTTGTAAGGAATGCTTCTTATGTCTAAACCAGAAGTAGACCTATCGACTCTACACGACTTTCCAACCAAGATGGAGCTGATAGCAATCCTTCATTTGCCATCGGATTGGTTCTGGTCGGATATGAAAAAAGCATACGCAAACTTGTTGGATGATCTAAGGGGCGCTGTGCTTATGTTCGGCGGCGCAGCTGGTGGCGCAGTTTTAATGAAGTATCTTTTGCCAAGCTCAGTCACCATCGGCTTAGGCTTTCTAGCTGGGGCAACGGTAGGAGCTGTGTTGACATTTCGAACAAAGTTTTCGCAAATGAAGCTATCTGGTTTGGGACTTGATCTTCAATTTAAACTGGAAGCTGTTGCCAAGGATGCTGCGCAGGCCAAGGCTTTGGCTCAGCTCTTGGCAGAGATTGCTATCGATATCGGAAATAGGTCGCGCGGCGTGCTTGGTGGAGGTTTGCTCTCTCAGAATGACCGGGTCAGAAAAATGTTGGCTGAGCGTCTCAAAGAACTCGGCTTTGACAAAAAAGAGGCATCTGATTTTGCCAAATTTGATGATCCAAATATCGCTGGCAGGATCATCCAGTCGATGGTTTTGAAGGCTGTCGAAAAAACTGAGAGGCTCGAAAAAGAACAATTTAATCAACTGGTGTTGCATTTGCTTGGCAAGGATGCCCCGCGCGAGCCTGACACAATTGCAGAAGCACTTGGACCAGACTTGTTGAAAGATACAACGGTCAAAGCTGCTGTTGACTTTTATCGGCAGTGGCATGCCGATGAGGCAAAGCTCTACTTTGTTGTCAATAACCTTGGCCGTTTTCATGAGGCTGAGAAGACCGAGTAAACGCCGGATAGTCAATCCCACAATCAAAACCGAACCACCCGCCACGGCTGCCGTGAGCGGGATTTTTAATGATGGTCGCTCTCGCTCATTGCGGTGCAATGAGCTGGCGCTGGCTATCGACTTCGGCGCTTTCGCGCCTTGCCTACTAGGAGATATGCCATGACGGCGCCAGTATTCGGGATGCAATTCTCGCGACCCGCTGATGATCCGGTCCCGGTGATCGGTGCTGACTTTTCCAAAATTCTGATCATCGAGACATCAGAAGATGCAGATGCGGTGACATTCCCGGTCGGAAGCGAGGTGCGGTTCTCGACCGGTGATACCACTTACACATCCAAACTTGGCACCGGATTGCTGGCTGACTATGTGGCTGGCATAAATGCCCAGCTTAATAGCCTAAATGCGGCGGCTGATGTCACGGTGGTGCGTGTGGCCGAAGGGGCTGATACGGCTGCGACGGTAACCGATATTGTGGCGGTCATCAATGATATCACCTCGATCCCTGCCAAGGTCAATTCAACGCCTCGTATCGTCCTTGCCGGACGAACTGCATGGCAGCCGGAGGATCCAGAAAACCCTGGCACCTTGTTGGCTAGTCCTGTTGTGGCAGCGCTTGAGGCGAATCTTGGCAAGACCCTGGCGGTGGCTCCTGTTGATGTGGATGACACCGATGCGGCGAGCTCTATCTCTGCGCGTGAGAAAATGACATCGGAGCGGATCCTGCCTATTGGCATTGCGGCCAAGGTCTACAAGGACGGTGAGGTGGTCGAACGGCCATTGTCGCCTTATGTGGCTGGTCTGATGGTGCGCGTTGACAACGAAAATGAAGGCAAGCCCTTCGACCCGTTCGCCAATCGCCCGATCTTCGGAATCATTGGCACGAGCCGGAAAATTCCTTTCTCCTTGCTGGATGGCTCAACCGAGGGCCAACAGATGCTGGCGGCCAATGTCTCGATTGTGGTCGAGGGAGAAACCGGAGTTGATGGTGCGGTGGCCGATGGTGGCTATGTCTTTATAGGCACGGATAATGCCCAGACCGGCGAGCTGTGGGAGCAAATCCATCAAGTTCGGGGTACGGACTATCTTACGGTCAAGATGATTAAAATCACGACCGAGTTTCTGGGCAAGAAGATCACGGCTTCTCTGGTCGAGAACTGGATTAACTCGGTCGCTTTCATGCTGCGCGATCACAAGGCTGCGGACGACATTCTTGGTTACACGCCAGCGGCCAGCATGTTCAAGGCAAGCCAGAACAGCGCTGAACAAATCCGCCTTGGCACGCTCAAGGTCGATATCGGCATTGAACCTTGCCCAGTCTTCAAGCTGGCCAATCACGACATCCGGCGTTATCGCCCGGCCGTTGAGGGGCTCGTTGAAGACATTCTTGCCCGCCTTAACCAGACCGCATAACAGGAGCGCGTCATGCAGCAACAGAACCAATATACTTATGTGGCCGATGATGTGCGTCGGGCGTCCAAGCCCAATCTATCCCGTGCCAATATTACAGCATCGGTCGCCATCCCGCCTCTCAAGCTCAAGAACGCAACCGCCAGTGCAGGCGGCGGCGTTGCCGATGTCAACTGGGTCATGCCCCAAGCCGAGGCTCCCGAGCCAAAATTCGGCACCAATGGCCCTGACACGGATGTATTCGCGGGCATGGGCGAGAGCGATGTCTGGACGTTCGCGGGCGCTTTCAAAAAGCGCAATGGCGTGTTCGTGCCGGCGCGAGCAATTATCGAGGGCATCGTCTCCGAATGGGAACCGGATGAAATGGCATCGGGCGAAATGCTCAAATTCAGCCATGTGTTCCAGGAGGTCACCCATTACGAATTCGTGTTCGATGGGAACGAGCTTTTCTATATGGACGTCGAAGAGCGCGAAATCCGGTTTAACGGCAAGTCGATCATGGCCAGCGTCAACCGCGCGCTGGGTATCTGACCGAGCCGCATAAAAATCCTCTTCCCGAAACTTGACCCCGCCAGATTACTGATCTGAGCGGGGTTCTTTATTTGAAAGGACTGCGCCATGAGCAAGGGCCCGAAAACCGTAACCGTTGAACTTGATTACCCGATCGAGCATGAAGGCAAGACTATCTCCAGTCTTACTTTTCGCCGCATGAAAGCCAAGGATAGCCTCGTTGCGGAAGATACCGAAAGTCAGGCGCGCGCCGGCATCGCTCTTTTTGCCGCTCTCGCAGATGTTGATGTCGCCGTAATTGAGGAGCTGGATCTTGAAGACTTCCAGAAGCTCGCAAAGGCAGCAGAGCCCCTGATGGGAAAGATTGGCGCGGCGGCGATGGAAGCGCTCCAGAACAGCGCGGAATAGCGGCTGTTTCCTGGCGTGATGCCCTTGTGGGGTTTGCTCGTCAATCGGGAACGCCTCTTAACGAAGTGAAGGACATGGATATCGACGAGTTTCTCGCCGATACCCGCGCGCTTGGTCGCGTCCTTGCTGCCGAGCAGCGGAAATGACCTTTCCCTAAACTCTCTTAATAGGTGCTGTCATGGGTGTTTTAACGTCCCAGCTGATCCTTTCGCTTGTCGATCGGGTTAGTGGCCCTGCTCGCAAAGTGGCCGCGACTATGGATCAGTTGCAGCTCGCGCAGGCCGCGAACAATCGCAAGCTCTCAGAGATGCGTGGGCGTATGATTGGAGCTGCCGGCATGGGCTATGCGCTGGCGCATGCCATAGGCTCCCCCATTCGGTCGGCGATGGAATTCAACGAGGCCATGGCCAATGTATCGACCCTAGTGGATACGTCCACTGAGTCGATGGGCAAGATGAAAAAGGAGGTGCTTGAGCTTGGGAAGCGCGTGCCTGTAGCCTATGCCGAGCTAACGGCAGGCTTGTACGACATCCGCTCTGCCGGTATTCCCGCGAGCCGGCAAATGGATATTCTTGACCGGGCCGCACAGCTTGGTGTTGCTGGTCTTGGCTCCACAAGTCAGGCGTTGGATTTGGCGACGTCTGCAATAAATGCCTTCAATCTCGAAGGAGAGGAACAGGTCCGGCTTTTTGATGTGATCTTCAAGGCCGTCAAAAACGGAAAAACAACAATTAGCCAATTGTCTCAAGGCTTTGGTGCTGTTGCCGGGACCATGTCAAACGCCGGCGTGCAAAATGACGAGTTTCTCGCGTCTGTCGCCGCGCTGACAACGACGGGCATGCCAGCAGCTCAGGCCTATACTCAGATTCGGGCGGCTGTCGTGGGCTTGACCCGCGACACGAAGCAAACCTCAGCCATCTTTAAAGAACTGGGCGTCAAAAACTTCAAAGAGCTCGTTTCCAAGAGCGGCGGTATGGTCGGTGCATTCAAGCGCATTCGAGAGGTCTTGCATGGCGACGATGCAGCTATGCAAGCGCTGTTTGGCTCAGCCGAGGCCGTGAACGCTGTTATTGGATTGACAGGTGCACAGAACAAGAAATTCACCGAAACACTAGATGACATGCGCACTGGGACTAATGCTGTCAACGAGGCGTTTGGCAAGCAGGCGTCCGAGCCAGCCAAGCAACTACAGCAATTGCAAAATCAGATGAATACCGTTTCTATTGCCCTTGGCGATGCCTTGCTGCCTGCGCTCATTGCGGTTGGACAGGCGATAACTCCGTTTCTCGAAGCTGTTGGGCAATTCGCCGCGGCAAACCCCGAAGTGACGGGCTGGGTCGTGGGGCTGGCGGCTGCGCTGATCGGGCTGAATGTGGCGGCTACCGGGCTTCGCTTCGCTTTCCTGTTCGGGAAGGGCGGCCTGCTGTCGCTTCTCGGCGCGGTGACCCGGGTCGGCTCGGTTCCGAAACTGGCGTGGAGCGGGTTCATGCCGGTGCTAAAGTGGGCGAGCTGGGTGCCGAAGCTGGCATGGAGCGGGTTTGTGACTGCTTTGAAGTGGGCGAGCTGGGTGCCGAAGCTATCGTGGCGCCTGTTGATTCCCGTGTTGCGCTGGGGCTTGCGGTTCATCCCGGTTATTGGTTGGGCTGCACTTGCTGGCGAGCTTCTCTGGAACCTGCTGATCAAGCCGCTGGGGTGGGATAAATATCTGCCCTCTATCGATTGGGACAGAATTCTCGGGGCGTTTACCTGGGAAGGCTGGATACCAGAAATCAATTGGGCCGAGATTTGGGGGGCTGTTTCGTGGTCGGAGATTGGGGCCGAAGCCATGCAGAACTTATGGGACGGCATGAAGTCCATCACTGATGGTCTGGTCGACTGGGCGAAAGGCATTGCGAACGCGATTGCGAACCCGTTTAGGTCGGCTGGCAACGCCATTGTCGAAAGCGCCACAATCGAAACAAAGAATGGCGGACACAAAAGCCGCGCTCGGCGCAGCGTTGTCGACGGCATGAAGGCCGCTGGTGGTCCAATCGCTGGAGGCAAGACCTATCTGGTGGGCGAGTACGGGCCTGAACTGGTCACGCCAAATCGCTCCGGTTACGTTCACACAGCAGGTAAAACCCAAGACATGATGGGCGGGCAGGGTGGCACGAGTGTCAGCTTTGGCGACATTGTCATTCAGGGTGTTTCCAATGCCGATGAGATCGCTGACCAGATCGAAGCGCGCATTCGCGAGAAGCTAGCCGGATTGCATAGCGATTTGGGATATGCGGGGTAAGGATTATGCTTTTCATGATTGGTGCGGTTAGCGTTGATACCAAGCCCTTTCCCGCGGACAGTTTCTCGCGGTCATCAACGGCGACATGGGCGGAGAAGGCGGTGATGGGAACGCTGCCGCCTTCAGAATTTATGGGCGAGGGGCCCGAGAGCCTGAGCCTGTCGGGCAAGCTCTTGCCCTACAAGTTGGGTGGGCTCTCAGAACTCGACACACTGCGGAGCTATCTCAAAAAGGGCGAAGTTGTGCCGGTGATGCGAGGGGATGGGGTGCGGCTTGGCACTTACGCGCTAACCGACATCAGCGAGAAGCATGATCACCTGCAGCGTGAAGGGGTCGGTTTTGTGATCGGCTACAGCCTGTCGCTCAAAAAAATGCCTGAGACAGGTGCGGGCCAGCAACAGACCGTGGATGGCCTGTTGTCATTGTTCGAAGGACTTGTTTGAGGTGCATCATGGCTGAGACGATCACGATCGAGGGCGACAATATCACGCTTGATCTATTATTGGTGCGGCGCTTCGGCTTTGCCGGACAAGGGGCGGTGAGCAAGACTCTCGCACTCAATCCCGGTCTGTCCGCGTTGGGGCCAGTTCTGCCACTCGGCACCAAGGTCACCTTTCCTGATGCGCCGGTTGTGCCAGACAGGCAGGCCAAGGTGGTCACCTTGTTCGGAGAGGTGTGATGGGGTGGACGGTTGACTGGAAGGTCTATATCAACGGGTTTGATCGCAGCGGCGATATGAAGTCCTTCTTGATGGATATCAGCACGACGGACAAGGCTGGGTTAACGTCCGATTCCTGTTCGCTCAAATTTGACGACGAAGCCGGACAGGTCAGGCTCTCACGCAATGACGAGACCGTGCGTGTGCTGCTTGAGGGTACACAGGTCTTTGATGGCGTGATTTCTGGCGTGCGGTCATCGGGTGGTCGGGGCTCTGGCCACATCCTGACTATGACCGCCAAAGGCGTTGATCTGCGCGGCAAGGCAAAGCAGCCTCAGAAATACCACATGGATGACGCCACAGCCGGGGACTTCCTGAAGAAAGCGGCCAAGCTTGCTGGCTTCGACATCGATGTGCATCCTGATATAGCCAGCGTGAAGCGTGACTATTGGGCCAATGATCGCCAAAGCTTTTTGCAGCTTGGTGAGCATATGGCCAAGGAGCTGGGCGGCACATTCAAGGCGCGCGGCAAGAATGCTGTCTTGGTGCCTCTGGGTTTTGATCTCGGTTTGCCGACCATCCAGGGCGTCGTTGGCAGGAATGTTATTTCTTGGGACATCGCTCCAGACCTCGGACGGGCGCGTTTTTCTGGCGGCGCGATTGATTATCTCGATCGGAAAACTGGCAAGATAGAAAGCCTTGAGACAGAGTATGATCAGGGCCCGAGCAAAGCCGAAGCAATCGAGACCGGTCGTGCTCTTGCCGTAAACAAAGATCATGCGCAGCAAGTCGCGAAAGGTCGCAAGGCGCAGGCGGAGCGGAAGGGCGGCAGCGGCAGCGCGACGCTAGACATCACTCCTCAGGCACAGGCCGAAGGGTTGTTTGTCTTGTCTGGCGCGCGTGCAGGTATCGACGGTCAATATAAAATGACTTCCGTCACTCACAAAGCCAGCCGATCGAGTGGCGCAACAACATCTCTGCAGCTGGAACAGCCAGACGGTAAGGCAGGCAAAGACGGCCGGTGAACCTTTATGTTCTTATTTTGTTCTTGTGCTGATTGACAGAACGGGCGTACATTCGGATCCGGTTGCTCAAGCGGGTCTGATGGCCAATGGAAAAATCTGAAAAATGGGAAACTGTGATCCTCGGGCCGCGATGGCAGGTCCGGGTGCGGGACTTTTTGCCCGGCATATGGTTGCGGCTCAAGTGCCCGTGCGGGCATGAGGCTGTGGTCAGCACCGAGCGGATGCATGCGCATCATCCGCCGTATATGCGGTTGAAGGAAATTGAATACAAGTTCCGCTGTCGCGCCTGTGGTGACAACAAAGAAATCATGTGGAGCGCTGTGAAGCTGATCAGTTGAGATCTTGTAAGTGGTCAGATAAGCAACAATGTGCTAGAAAAGCGGGTATGGATATGGATGTAAGCATTGATCACGCTCTTTTGGAGGCTGCTGCGCTTCAGCGCATAGGCGATCCACCAGCAATCACACGCCCGTTTTTTGATGCCGACGCTGGATTTGCTGCAATGAAGGAATCCAATCAGAAACAGATTGCGAGTTTACGGGCGTCTCTCGATAAATATGAACGAGACGGGCAAATGATACTACATAGCCTGGATACCGCTTTCTCAGAACACGAGTTGTCTGGTCAGCATATCTCCTCGCTTAATCGACTCGTTGAGATTATTGAAGATCGTGCTGATAAATATGTAGCTTTGTATCGAAAATCCCAAAAGGAAGTCAGCACTCTTGTGAAGGAATGTAGAAGACTTTCTCCTGCGCATGCGTCGGACTTAAAGGCGGATTTTGATGTTGTTTTGGGTCTTTACAAGCGCGAGATTGATGTGATCCTGATTTATGCTGATGGTGTCAGGTTTTTACGTGGTAAACATGATCCAACCAACAAGGTCATCGCGAAAACGAATTCACCTCAGGATACGGTCTCTTTTCTAGAGGCGTTGATGGATTAGTGACTTGCGAGATCGAGTATACCGAACAGTTTGTCAGTGCATTTAAAAAGCTTTCGCAACAGCAGCAAAAGCGACTGACAGAGACGGTCAAAAAGCTAAGTACCGATCCCGACCATCCCGGTTTGCGTAGGCACAAGTTCAAAGGCCTGCGCGATTGTTGGACCATTCGTTCAGGCCGAAGCGACAGATTGGTCATTCTCCAAATTCATCAAACAAGATTTAGACTGCTCGATGTTGGCCCGCATGATGCGGTATACCGACGACTAAATCGAAGTTAGTCTTTTTGCGAACGCAATCAGTTGAGCAGTGTCGGGTTATCTTCCGGGCGCGGCAACATAGCTGATCCGGCTTCCTGCTGGGTCTCTGCCTCTTGTTTTACCATTGCCAGTAGATAGTTGATGACGGCGGCATTTGTGTTGCCTTCGGTGAGAAGAAGTGCGCGGTTGATCAGGGTAATGACCTTGAACCATGGATCCTCTGGATTGCTCGGCTGATCGGTCATTCGAATACCCCTTTTGGTTTTACCCGTAGACTTTGCTACCGCAATTGCTGCTGATTGGCAATGGCGGCGTTTTCCTTACATTGTTGGAGATAATCCATGATCACGCTGGCGTTTTATCGCGGGCGAGGGTGGCTGCGTGCTGTTCTCACCCGATTGCTTTCGCGTGGCTCTAGTTGCATTCCGCCACCCGCCCCGTCACGTGAGTCCTTCGCCAGAGCGCGAATGATCGCCCACTTTGGGGCCGCTATTTCTACAATCCCAAGAGTAAAAGCAAAGCCGAAAGGAATAAGCCATGATGAGCTTTAAGCAATTCTTTGCGGGGTTTGGTTTTGAGTTTTTCAGTGCGGCCGAGATGCTTTTCAAGGGCGATGCTCATTTCAATCCGCAGCATCCCGGCTATGGCCTCAATACCGACCCTCCGCCCGAGCTTTGGTGGAGCATTATCAAGACCGCCAAACAGCTGGAATGGCTGCGGCGCGACATTGCCGAGCCGATCCGGATCATTAGTGCATATCGGTCACCGGCCTACAACGCGGTGATTAGCAAAGCAACGGCCAGCCAACACATGAATTTCACCGCACTCGATTTTGTCGCGGCCACTCGTCACCCGCAGTATTGCTATGACCGCCTGATGTGGCGGCGGGATGGCGGGGCCTTCAGCGGTGGGCTAGGGCTTTATGACACATTCGTTCATATCGACACGCGCGGCGAAAACGCCGACTGGCACGGCTAAGCGCCTCGACTCCGTAAACCTCAAAATCACATCACCCTAACGCTCTCGCTCATTGCGTTGCAATGAGCTGGCGCTGAGTTTCTTGTCTGCGCTCTCATCGTTTTCGCCTTGCGAAAATCGACTGGCGCGCGCTCGCGACGTCGGCGCATTCGCGCCTTGTCTTATAGGAGTTACCCATGCGAATTTCATCTTTCGCGACGGTTCCGCTCGGCCTTTTGGTCGGGCTGGCCATTGTCTTTTCCAACGTCCATTTTTCGCCTCTGTTGGCGGGCTATCCCTCTGGCGGCGTCTATTCGGCGTTGGCTTCGGTCTGTGCTGGTCTGGTCTTGGGTTGTGCCTTGTTCGCGATGTCCAAGCGAGCAGAGGTCTTGCTGCCGCTGGTGATTGTATTTCCAGCAGTCATTCTCTTGTGGCTGCTCGAAGTGCCGCGCAAAGTCCGCATCTTGCTGCTGTTCGGCGCGGCGCTGGCGGGCGGCCTCGCCATCGGGCGTCCGGCTTTTGCGGCTGAGACATATGCGATCGATACCAAGCCGATGATTGATCTCATCATGCCGTTTTTTGAACCGGTCATCCTTGCGGCCTTCACGGCGTTGCTGGGCATCGTTGCAAAGCTGCTTAAAAAATATGTCGGCGTTGAGCTGGATGAAAAGCACCGGGAAAGTCTGGCGCAGATTGCCGCCAGCAAACTCAATCAGATTGCTTTTGAGCAAGTCAGCGCCCACGCACCAACCTATTATACCCGTCATCAGATTTTGCAAACTGTTGCCGACTATATCGTCGAGCGGGGGCCACAGGCGGTCAAACATTTCGGGCTGACGCCAAAGGCGCTTGAGGCCTATATCGCGGGCAATTTCAGGCGGGAATTGATGAACTTGGAGTCTCGGTCTGATGTCAACACTGAAACTGGTTTTAACCTTCGCCCTGCGCCTCCTTATGGCCGGTCTGGACCAATGGATCCTGCGCCGCAAGGCCGATAGGGCCGACGATCTAAAACACCGTGCGGATGCAGAGCAGCGCGCCCGCGAGGCAGAAGGGAGGGCGGCAGATGCAGCGCTGGATAATCCTGGTCTTGATGGCCCAGATGGCATTGTTGACCGCCTGCGCCGGGAGGGTCGCCTCTGACGGCCCGCGCCCTGGATCTTCGGAACCAGCGGCGCTGCCTGTGCCACGGCTCAAAACCTATGAAAAGGCGTTTGTCGACCGGCTGGCCGACGAGCTTGAAGCCATGCCGATCGACAGTGCGTCACGCGTCTGTGCGGCGGATCTATACACACTCAGGCGGCAAATCTGTGCTATCAATGGCCAGCAGCCCGCCTGTCAACTCATGAGGCAATCGAAATGATGCGACACCTTGTCCGTCTTGTTGCGTCCGGTTTGACGCTTTTGGTGTTCTGGCATATTTCCGGAGCGGTGGCTGGTTGGAAACAGGATCGAGAAACCCTGTTTCGGGAAGGCAAGCGAACACCGGCCATTGTGCGCCGTGTGATCGATGCGGACACGGTCGAGGTCGATGTGCGCCCCTGGCTTGATATCAAGGTCGAAGATGTCGACGTGCGCATTGCCGGCATTGACACGCCCGAGAAGTCCGGCACCGGCTGCACCATGCACCCACTTTGGCACGACGGAAAAGTGCCTGATGATGTCAAGGCACATGAGAATCTGCTCGGCTGTCGCGCGACCGCTTTTGTAGCGGGAACTGATGCCGTCAAGAGCAAGAAGTGCAAAGCCCTGCTGCAAGGCGAGCCGCGACAAGCGGGCCTGTTGCATCCGGGTGCTCCCGTCATTCTAACCGAAATCCATGGCGGCAAGTATTTTGGCCGGGTGGTTGGCGATCTGCTCTATCCGATCGAGGGCACAAAGAATCCGGTAGTCTGGCAATCCCTCGCCATGAAGCTCTATAAAGAGGGCATGGCCGTGATCTATGGGGCGCGACTGAAGAATGGCGGCCTGATCGAGGACAGAAACGCCCTGACCAAGGGCGCCTGGTGGTGTGACGGCAAAACGTCCAAGCCACCAGAAGAGGAGCGCGACTGAATGCCCGATAAGCTTTTGGAGCTTATGGGTCTCACTCAAAGCTCACGCCCGGATCTTGTACCGGGCTTTTTTGGTGCCCTCGCTCGGGCCATCGTGGTCAGCTGGCGGATGATATTGAAGGGCGAAGGGTGTCTGGTTGTCTTTCGGGCGGCCTGCTATTTTATCGGTGCTCTGGCTGTCGGGCTGATGACAGCCGCCTATCTGACCGATATCACCGAGCCGGTGATGGTCAAGCTGCTCGGGACGATAGGCATCGCGATCGAGCATCCTCGCACATCCGCCGCATTTATAACCGGCTTTGCAGGCATTGCCCTGCTTGAAGGCGCGCTTAAAATGGCCAAAGCTTGGAGCGAGAATCCGCGGTTACCGCTTGGGAAAAGATGATGTTGACTATGGCCCGCTGGAGTGATCTGGCGGGCTTTTTGTGTGGATATTCACTTGTATTTGTTCAGAGGCTGTATCTGCTGGTTGCCAAGTAGATTCCTGCACCTCCGGCTCGTCACATTCGCAGAAGGAAATCTCCTGAAAAAGTACGTCTGCCTGATCGGGTGCCAGCTCGATAAAACATATTGTGTTTCCACAGATGTCGAGGTGGGATTGGCTTGATGCGGCGATCATGTCTAGGACCGCTCGGGCTTGCTCATATGCGCACTTATAGTCCATCGTCGTTACTCAACACAACTTATTCGTTTGTTATATTGAGAGTGATTAATGACAATTGCAACTAAAAATGTCTAAATTGCAATTCCTATGATAGTGCTTATGCGCTTGCGCAATTTTAGCGGGATGATACCGTAAACGATCAGATCACCATTTGGCTCACAGCGAAATTCAAGATTGGCTTTGATCTCGAGCAGCAGTTTTTCGCAATGGTCGGCGGGATCTTGTGAGTCTTCGTTTTTCAT